TTTACCACCGATATGAAAAAGAAATTTTTTGCTAATTTATGGTTGACTTTTCATAGCTGGTCTCCTTTAATTAATTTAGTTATTTAATTTATTTGTCCATTTTTTATTAATTTTAATATAGCTTTGACATACTAACTCCCATGCTTTGCTAAGTTCTTCTTCTTGTTCTGTTACGGATTCAATTAATTTTGTATTTAATTCAATTTTATTAGCATTATTTATATATCTTTTTGCATTTTTACACTCATCAATAATATCATTTATCGTATGGTTGTGATATACACCTTTCACACCTCTATCTGTTAGCGCATTACTTTCTAACCCACCTTGTAATACACCTAATACACCTCTCATAAAATTGGCATATTCATTATTTTGTAAATAAAACGAATCTGTCGTTACAATAGCTCTCACTTCACATCTAACAGAGCGATAATCCACCCTTTGCGTTTCCAAAAAACCAATAACTTCATCCAATGTTTTACAATGGCTTTCTAAAAAATGCTTCGTTTCATTTAGTATCTTAAAATAATTGTCCACTATTATTTTTGTCTCATCATAAATATCCTTTATGTATGTCTTATAATTATATGAGACATCTTTTTTAATCATCTGAACAACAGATGGAATAATTTTAAACATCTTCATTAATATTTCTTTTATCTGTACATCTGCCATATCAAGTCCTCCAATTTTTTGAAATCGTCATTTAATCAGCTAACGATAAAATATCATTTCTATCAAAACCAATCAATTCATCAGATTCTATAATATCAGCCAATATATTAACAATTTCTTTTTGTGCTTCAGAATCCCATTCCATAAGCTCCTCTTTTATTATCTTTGCACCATTTGATTTTGCAATATAATAATCTTCCAGTGTAGCAAAGAAAAATTCATATTGACTATCAAATGGTGGCATTTTACTATTCTTCATATCATTTAAATATTTTAATGTTTTTTTATTTTCCATCTACATTACCTCATTTCATCAATTCTTCAATTAAATCTTATACTTCATATACAAAATTTCTGCCCACATTGAGGACAATATGTATTTGTAGAATATACATTACTACCACAAATACTACACCGATGTACAATTTTTGATTTTCCCAATAAGCCAAATTCTCTTTCGTTAGTTGTTGGGATTCTCTTTTGCTTTCTTACACATTCTTCTATAGTATCTATATTAGCCATTAAATCTTTAATATCACCAACAGTTATAACTCCATTTTCATTACTATATGCAATTTTAAATTGTTGTATGGAGATCAATGCCGCATTTATTTCTTCTTCATACATTTATATCACCTCAATCTCCTATTAGCCAATCTTTTCCATCACAAGATTTGTGTTCTTGGACAATTTCATCAGTTAATTTTATATTTTCAAAAAATCCACTACCAATTGCTGCACAACCATATGAACAATATTTATCTGTAAACCCAGTTCTTACAACAATAATTGAATTTTCAAGTAATGACTTGCCACATGTAGAACATTCCATATATCTTACCATTTATATCACCTCTTCCAATCTTCCCAATAAATCATTCTTTACTTCGATTAAAACTTGAATTCTATTTTGCATACTTATAACACCTATATCTCCATTACTCTTATAATATTTTTGCAATTCATTTTCACACCTATTAATTTCTGTATCAAGCTCATTAATATATTCTCTTATCTTTTCTCTCATATCTGGCTTTTTATGTTTATTGTTATTATATCTTAATTCAAACTCATTTTTATATTCCTCTTCAGTTACAAACACAATTCTTTTCATTACGTGATCTACCATTACACATCTGTAAATATTTTCTGTGTAAAAAGCATCACCTACATTAAAATTATTCCAATTTATAATGGCTCGTTTATCGTTCATCGTTTTATTCACATCGCCAAGCATTTCATCTGGACAATTTAATAAATATCCATAACTATCTAAATTTTTATTTTCCATTTTTCTACCTCCAATCATCAAAGGAAAGTTAAATTTCTTTCATTCTTTTTTTCCTTGTATCTATTCCTAAAACACTAGGTTCTTGTTTGCAATAAATAAATTTCAAAGTTGGATCAAGTGTAACCCATCCAGAAGCTCTTGCATCATCAATTAATTCCACTGATTTATAACCTTCCTTTTTCTTCTTTTTAAGAAAATTTATTACACTATCAATATCTGAACTAATTTCCATTTACCTTCCTCCTGAAACTTAGATTTCATTTAAATTACTCTTCACTTTCTAAATACTTCATAAATCGCTCATCGCATTCTTCTGTTCGTTCAGATTCAACGCATTTTCCATATAATCTCCTACAATCTTCACAAGTAAATATTGCAGCTTTATTAACATACTTAGAATTAAAGTCATATTCTTCACACAATATATCGTTTAATCTTTTAAATTGTTCCGTTGTCATATTTGTAATCTGATCTATAAGAGCCAGCTTCATTCTATCAATATTCTTCATCCTAAATTCTCCTTGTGTTTTTAATTAACTATAACACATCAGAGATTTTCTGCCTACGGACATCGTTACCGTTTTATGAAAACTTGGATTCATTGGCTATTATTTGTCTTCTAAGTCCAAAACATTTTTTACAGCATCTTTTATATAATCCATTTCAAATTTGTAATTCACCATTTCTCTTAACGATTCTTCTAATTTATACGAAATGGATTCTTCAACTACATTTCTTACATAGTTTATCATAACCTGATCCCATTGATTGTTGCAGCATTTAGACACATCTACATCGGCGGCTGCATCCATATTATAATCACTCCAATCATATTGTGTATTCATAAATGTTGTAGATAAATCATTGTCTTCACACTTTCCATACAACCATTCTGCAACAGAAATCGAATGTAACTCTTTGTCAATTTTATTAAACACAATATCATCTGTAAATAACCAATATTCTTTATCACTTGACAAATAACAGGTTTCTTCATTATTTAATTGTTCCGTTATTTCGTCTGTTAGCCATTCAATACTCACAATTTTCATATATTTTCTCTCCAATCTTCAAATGAAACTATTAATTTTTCTTATGTGCCTCATCCCATCCTTCAGGTTTTCTAGTGTCAAACCCTTCCCAAATTTTATTTCTAAATGCCATGCCGCTATGAGATTTCCCTAATATTCTATCATATAACTCTGCTTCTTCCTTGGTAATTTCTATACCTTTATCATATTCTCCTGGTACATTGTATTCATATTCTTTTGCATCAGGCTTAACATAAAACTTAACCCAATGATTTTCCTGAGTAAATATGTTATGAAACCATACTACAGCAGCTACCACTTTGCCTGTTTCAAATTCAGTTGTTACTTTTCTCTTAAATCGTAGATTATAAGCGGGATATGCAGGAAATCCTTTTTTACGGTAATATTCCCTATCTTCGTCATCGTATTTCTTTTTCAACTGTTCAGATGGACATACATAATCTGTATATGTCTTTCCACTATTCAGTCCAATTTCCGTCCTATGATAAATTCCATCATTATCAGTATAGCCATCACTCCTTACTCTCTCACCATTAATGTATTCTCTCATGTTATTGTCACAATAATGATGATTTCCATTATTATCATAAGAGCTTGTATACTTCTTCATTGCTGCATTATCGTAAGCATTTTTTACAGCAGCTCCACCAAATAATCCTAAAGACAACAATAATCCTAACATATTCATCACTCTCCTTACATATTTTTATATCTTTCTTCTCTTTTCTTAGCTTCTGATTTACTTAGAAATCTGTTTGGGATTGTAAATACAACAATCCAAGCTATAATTACACTAATTAATTCTATCATAACAATTACCTCCGTTTTTTAATTCACGTTTCCACAGTTACTGTATTAATTATATCATACGATTTTGAATCTTACAGTATATATCCAAGTATTAAAATGATGCATATAAATAAGTCTTAATTCATGCTCAAATCCTTTAATGACATCTGATGCATATAAAAATCCTTTATTATATCCTTCATAATTATTATTGGGTTCAATAGTTATATAATCTCCATGTTTATGTACTTCATGTCCCCTTTTAGACATTTCCTTCTTAAATTCTTTGTAATCAAACATAGTAATCACCGTTCTTTCCATAAAAATAAGAGACTTGTAAAAACAAGTCTCTTACTATATTCTCTATTATTCTATTTGTCACTTTAACTCATTAACATTGCCATTTGTCTTAACATAATTATAGATTGGCATTTGTATCTTTAGCATAATTTCCTTTAATTTTTCTTTTGACAAATTATCATCTTGAGCTTTAATTAACTCTGCCGCTTCCCTTGGTATCTGAACACCATACTCTACAGAAAATATTATTAAAGCTTCTTCAAATTTTGTAACATTTACTGTTTCGACAGCATATTGAAACGCTTCTAATAACCCCAATTTTGTCATATTGTACCTCCAAAAATAATTATATACATATTATATCGCTAATGATAATATTTGTACAGCCTTTTCTCTTCCTTCAGAAATAGTTGCACAACTACACAACCTAATCCAACCATTATATTTTTGTGAAAAACACCTAACTTCATATTTCTGATTATATTTGTTAATTTCCATATTGCCAGTATTGCGATTTACTATCGCACATTTTGTTTTATTTACTTTAAATTCTCTTCTCATAATATCACTCCAATCCAATAAAAAAGACAGATAATATATAATTATCCGTCTCAATTTAATTAATATTATATTTTATTTTCAATTACAAAATTTCATTTTGCTTTTCTAATAAAATTAATAATGCACTCATTGTCATTTTCTGTATGTATTCATCTTTATCTAATTCTTTTTCAGTTATTGGCTGATCTTTATTAATAAAATCATAATTTACATATAATGTAACTCCTGAATTATCCTTACACCAAACAGCAACAACTGTGTCACCACCAAATTCAGTAATATCTTCTTTAAGTTCTTTAATTAAATCTGAACACTCAAAGCTAATTTTTATTCCTTGTTCATTTATAAATGCCATTATTATCATTCCTCCAATTTCTTAATAAATTCAAACCCATTTGCTGTTGTTTTCTTTTTAGTTCCATTTTTACGATAGAACCAATCGCCTTTTACAATACCCTCTTCAACTATTTCTTTTGCAACTGGATGTTTTCTAGTTCCAGACCATTCTAAAAAAGCACATCTCCATTTCTCTTCAGTAGGCTTTTCTTCATTCTTTTTCTCTGCCTTGTAATCTGCAAGTAATCTATCAATTTTTTCATCTGTTAAATTTTCTATTCTGCTTATATCCAAAGAATAAAAATCTGTCTGATTATAATGATTGCTTGTATGATGCCACGAAGAATACCTCAAACAAACTTCTTTTAAAACTTTCACAGGTAGCTTCTTAAATTTTTCCATTGAGCATTTTAACTCAATTTCCTGTTCTTCTATTGTATCAAAAATATCTGCCTTTGTCCATTTACTTAATGGTTTCTCCCCATTTGAATAAGCATCAACCGCATTGTTACTCATTGACCATCCGCTATATCCTGCCATATTCATCAACCTTCTTTCTTACATATTATATCACACTTTATTTCTCATCCTCAATATCTTCTAAGCTGTCAATTCCTAATTCTTCCATAATATCATCACAAAGACAACTTCCATTACATTCAGTTCCATCGTATATAACAGTCATCTCTTCAATATTTAAAACATAACGACTTTCTTTTTGTTGCTTAAATAACTTTAGTACCTGTCTTAATAAATATTCTTTCCTATCCATAAATTTTACCACCATTTCTAATAGTATCTAATTGTTTACTTAATCATAACACATAATACTTTTGCATATTTATCACCATACCAATCTTCAAAATCTGCATAAATATCACAATTTGCCATTATAGTATTATTGTATTCTTCTTCATCCATTAGCTCATATAGACCTACTTCCATATCCTCAGTATAGTTTCCATATGGTGAATCTTCTCCTAATGATCTGCAATTATCCGTATGAAAATTACTAGGATAATATTTTCCATTACTCACTGCTTCATATACTTCTAATTCTATATATTTATTTTTATATTCTTCTTTTACATCCTTGATTGTCATTTCATCTTCCCCCTTTTAAATTTCCGTTTCCTATGCTACAAAATCTGTATCTGCCATATCAGATAAATTACTTGTTGTCTTAACACTTTTAATGTCATAAGATAATCCATTCTTTATCATTACGGCTTTTGCAAGGATTTCTACTTCCTCCGTATTAAACCCAGATGCAAATACAGTTTTCCCATTGTTAAAAGTTACAATATAATGATTCTGTTTCATTTTTAATTCTCCTTTCTAAATCGCTGATTCTTAGGCTTTCTTTCCAAAATAATACTTAACAATCTTTTTAAAATCTTTATTGCTTGCATAAGCAACTCTAGGCTTGCTTCCATCTGAATTAAACTCAGTTACACTTAAGATTGCATATCCTTGTACCGTTAATGTGGCAAGATATACAAGTAAATTTAATTTGTATCCAAGACTATCAAGCTGAATTTCTCTTCTTAACTTCTGTACTTCTTCATCATAATTGTCATCTATTTCAATAATGTGTGCAGAAGCATATGTATTGATTTTATATAATCTATTGTTAATTTTTCTTACCATGTTATCACCTCACTTTCTATTCAAATAATTTATCAGCTATATGGTCTACTTCCTGACATATATCTTGTACTAATGCATCCTCACTAATAGTATCAATATTATCTTCACACCATACCTCGAACTCTGTATATCCATTTGTCTTACAGTATTCTAAATAACTTTCCAGCAAGCCATATATCTTTTCTTGTATTTCGTTCATGTAATCAACCTCCAATCTTCCGATTCATTGTTCTAATTTTCTTACAGTAAAATAAATTGCTGCACAATATTTGTCTCCATCTACGAACAGATTATTTATTTCAACACCCAACTCTCTGCCAACACAATCCATAATATCATCCTCATTATATTCAACATCAAACGCTGGACTATATAAGAATACTTCTTTTGTATCTTCTTCTATATTAAATATAAGGCTTGAATCATCTTTTTGTTCCTTCATAAATTCCAATAAACAATCAGATGTTGTTGTAAAGCATTTTCTCTCAAAGAACCTCGAATCCATAGCTGTTCCTCCTTTCGTAATCTCAATAAATCATCGTTTCATTGCTTCTGCAATCTCTCTAATCCAATCACAAGTTTGCATTCCAATATATTGACTGGTTAAATCTCCATTACAATATTTTAATTCAATTTTGTTTATGAGATTGTTTGTAAAACCATCTATAAGATTGTTTCCATCCTCAATACTCGCAACAGTGCCTATCTGTTCTTCTGGCTTATCTAATGACATTTTATAAATTTTATCGTCTTTTATGTGATAAATTCCATTCTTCATAATATTTCCTTTCCTTGTAAATCCTCATTTCATCCAGTTAATGAATTTGTGGTGTTACTTTTGCTATGCCAAGTTCAATACTTATCAATTTTTCATTGTTATCAACATCCAAAACTTCACAAATTGTTTTCCATTTTTCCTCTGAATATTCATCTTTAAATAATCTAATATATTTTAATTTTGAATAATCCATAATATCCACCATTGCCTTTCTAAAACTTGAAACTCTTGTTTCATACTTTGCATTCTCTATATTCTTTTTCAGTTAATAATCCTTCATCGCACATATTTTCAAGCGTTCTATATACAGCATTAGCTCTCCAACTTGCATATGAAAAACCATCAAACTCTCCGATAAGTGCATCTCTGTTTTCTTCACTTTGTTTTTCTAATTTTTCTGCTAATATGGAATTGCGAAAGAAATATGCTTTATACATAGCTGCTTTAATTCTAAGATTCTCAACTTCATATTCCTGAGAAACTAATTTCTCTTGAGCTTCTAATAACTGTAACCCCATATTCCCTAATGGGCTTCTTTCAATTCTGTCTCCAAAATAAGTATAATTCATGTTTGTCACTCCATTTCTATTTAATTTCTACACTTATCAATTACATTTTTATCCAGTTTATAATCAGTTTCCATTTCATCATAACTGATTCCGTGATTATGTAATATCTCAACTATTGCTTTCAAATCATCCTCTCTTGTCTCGTTCATGTACCATAACATCTTAATTCCTTCTGTATACGATTTTTCCAAATCTTTAATACTTATTCCGTCAATAAAATCAAAATCACCAAAATCACACCAGACATCAAACATAGGACTAACTCCGTTTGTATAGACATAGATATAATCTAAATCACCCCATGCTTCACAACGAATAACTTCAATAGGTTCTTTCTCATCATACAACTTAGCCAAGTCATAATTGATTTCCATTGTAACTTTGTGTTTTTCACCAAACTCAATTACATCTGCTTTTGTTTTTAGTTGCTTTAATAATGGTATAACCTCATCATATAATGCCTTAATGTGTTCTATACTAGGAATGCCATAACTTATTTCTAAATTCTCTGCCATATCTCATCACTCCTTAATCTACCTGAATAATCAATCTGATCTGCTTTCCACCTATACAATCAATAACAATTCCATTGTCTCCTGTGACATACATATCTGGATAACGACCAACTCTTTCAATATCCGGTGCATCGCCAGTTTTCATTTTATCATTGAAGAAATCATACAATTCTTCCTCAACGGATTCCTTTGTAACTTCTTTTACAATCTCAAATCCATCGTGACAGAAACCAGTTTCATTAGATAACCAATCCGAAATTTCTTCTGTTACATATCTCCTATCTTCTTCATATTTTCTGTCCTTATAATAATATTCTTCTAAGTAATCGGGAATAATCATCTCCGTTGGCAAATCCTGCAATACTTTTTCGTCTCCGTCTGTATCCCATTTAATATTTATTGCTTTTAACATAATCATCACTCCTTATTCAATTTTCGTTATTTCCATATAGCAACCATTCATGGTGTTATCATAGTGTCTAACATCATAGAGATAACTAAACGGAACTTTAACCGTTCCTTCTTTTTTCAATTTTTCCATTAGTTCCTCAGTATTAAAAAACCCCTGCATCCAACCATATCCAGATAAATACTGTTGTCTATCTAGATCACACAATCCGTCATGATATTTGATTGTATTTTTCTTTAGAAATTTGATATATCTATCAGATAGTCCATGATTTTCTTTTGGGTTATTGTCATCATATTCCGACATAACAAATGAATTTCCGTGGAATAATTCAAGCTGCCACATTACTTCTCTCATATTATAAAGAGTTCTCGTTATTCCGTTTATTGCAATCATATAATCGTTCCGTGTACCAGGCTCCCAATTCTTTTTACTACATCTTCCGCATTTGTATGTATCTGTATTAATTGTCATTTTATATCTTGCCATAATCATCAACCGTCCTTTCTATTTAATTTTCTTCGTCAATTACAATTCTAAATCCATATTTTTCAGCTTTCTTTTTATTGACAATAATTCTGTTTACAATTCCATCAGCAGAATCTACACTTTCTACAGAAACTATTGACTTTGAATTACATGTCATTCTGTCATAAGCCCCAATTGACATTCCTGTATAAATACCAGTATCATAGTTCCATGCCTCAATTACAGAACCAGTTTTTAGTTTCTTCTTTAACATATAATCACTCCTTTCCATAGTTAGGAATCATCTGAATAAACTCGTCTGCATTTGTAAACTGTTTATTGATTTCAACCCAATACTGTTCGTTATTTGTATCTGTACAACAAGCTTCTAATTTGAAATCATGCTGTGCGTAAATTGTTAAGCATAATTCTACTTTCTGAATAGATACACCTTCTGGAACTTCTTCGACTGTTGCGTACTCTTCCAAAAAGCTATCAATTTCGCTTTCTTTTAAATCATAATTGTAAAATGCCTGTAATGGCTTGTCTGTGTCATCTAACTCATTAAATGTAATTTTTGTATAATCTAACATATTCTGTTCCTTCCATCTTAAAATGAAATTGCTATTTCTTTCTTTCATTCTCTCCAATATGCATCGCTAAATTCGATTTCGCCTTTACCTTCTTTAAAATAAACAGGATAACGATGTAATTTATTTCCATCACCATATTCTACATATTCATATTCAAGAATTTCACACTCCATATCATAATCAGCAGGATCAACTCTTTTAATATCAAATACTTCATGTGTTTCTGTGTTTACCTTACATGTTGTTCTAAGCTCTCCCTCATCTGCCCACACAGATGTAAATACTCCATCAACTATCATTCACTCAACCTCACTTTCCATTTCTAATTTTATCCAACTGTTTCTTTAATTTTCCATCATTAATTTCAACTTCATATCCTGAAAGATAAGACATGATATCACTGGCTCTCTTATTGCTCCTTGTAATACAAACAGGCACTCCGTCAACTGAAACAACTGTTTTGTATGTACTGTTATACTGTTTTACTCTTGTCTGTGTAATTTTCACTCTAATCCCTCACTTTCTCTAATAGTCATATAATACTCAGAATGCTCTTTTAAATATTTTTCATTTTCCACATCAGAATAATCACCGCAATATCTCTTGATAGTTCCACATTCATCTACAATTACGCTCCGTAATTCCATCATTTCACCTCCACTAAGTTATTCTCTTTAATCAACCGTAACTGCACCATCTTATTCAGATCCTTATTTACTGTAATCTGATTCTTACCATTCCCATAAATAAAATGACTACCACGACTTCTGATTTCGTGATAGCCATTTGCTTTGAGAATCGGTTCAAATTCTCGTAGATTTTTCGGTTTATGTTTGCACATTTTAATCACTCTCCTTCAGATTAGGACATAATCCAAGACCGCCATCAATTTCAGGTACTCTTCTATATGCTCCTCTGTGTGAACATTCTTCTTTTTTACATTCAGTACAATCGCATTTCTGATATTCCTCATAACTCATTTTCCAGTTTGTCTCTGCAAACCTTTCTCTCGTCATCATAATTCCTATACCTCCAATACTTTCTGTACTTTCTCATTAAATTCACCATACATTGATTTCCATTCCTTAATAATCTCTTCTGTTGGTTCGCCAATAAGATTATATCTTTCCTGTCTGTAATGCTCTGGGTTATCAGTATGAACTTCTTCTACAAATACTGCATTTCCCATCTTACTTGCATCGCAACCAAAACCTCCAGATGCAAGCACAATCTGATATTTTGCCTCTCTAAATTCTGGTTTGAAAAAATTTGGTTTAATTACTACCAACTTACCTTCAATGTTGTCACTTAATGGTTTACATTCGCTTTTATCAATTATTGTTTTCATATTTTGTACCTCGCTTTCTATATTTCCATACATTTAACAGACCATTCAGGATGTCCATTTAAGATACACTCAATCTGTTCGTCTCCCTGTAATTCATCACACCAAAACATTACATTCCCAAGTTCGTTTACTATTGCGCTTCTATACATTTGCATTACCTCCTAAATATTCATCAATTTTTTCATATAATTCGTCACAAAGATTTAATATCCCTGCTGTTCCATTTTCATTATCATCATCATAAACTTCATCTGATGCCCGATAAGCTAAGTCTGCTATTTTCTTTAACAGTTCTTTCATTTCGTTTGTTACCATAATTTGCCTCTCTTTCTAAATAAACAGTTCTTTCTTTTGGAATTAAAAAAGCAGATAACATTATCTGTTATCTGCTTAATTATTCTCTCTATTAAATTGTATTCATTAATTAATTTGTATCTTCCTTATAGAACGGACAATTATCTTCTTCGTTTGTATAATATTTATCAGTTTCATCCTCTGTCATATTGTCATACTGACCACATTCAGAAGTACCTGTTGAATTATCATACCAAAAATGTTTACAGCTATTACAATCTTTCATTATGTAACCTCCGTTCCAATTCCTCAATAACTTCTTTGAGTGAACTATATTCTCCATCACTTCCTTTAGATTGTACCATATTATCTGTTGTCAGTAAATTATCTTCAATAGCATAATTAAGAAATCTTCCATTAAGTAATACCTTACAAGGTTTCAACACATGTACATATCCTTTAGAATTTATAAACCAATACAAATTATACTGTTCATTTTTGTATATCTGATTTACATAATAACTTGTTACACTTCCTTTTATTCTTTCCAGAGTTAATAACGCTGCACCTTTATATGGACATAACATACTAAGCCACCTCTTCCATACTGTTATACAATGTTTCGCTTACTCCATAATTAAGTGCAACATTCTTAACAAGTTCATCACCCCATTTGTCACTAAAATATCCCCAACATGAATCTTTCTCTTCCCAGTCATCATTGTCTGTATCATATTCTTCTGTGATAATTCCATACACTTCGTCTTGAAGATACATATTGTACAATTCAATCTCTCCTTTAAGATTTTCTATTGCAGCTTCTCTCCAATTTTCTTCTGTTACATCAACAAGATTTCCATTTTTGTCTTTGTATCTTGCACCCCAATTGATAAGTGTTTCTTTTACATTTTCTTTTGTTGTATAAATCCAACCTGCTTGACCAGAATCCCATCTATCACCAAATTCAGATACGCTTATTGAAGTTCCACTATGTTCGAATACAAATACTGGAAGAATCACCACATCTGATTCTTTTAACATTTTCATTGCTTCTTTGTACATCCCTGCACTTGCATAGAAAATATCTCCATCAAGCAATCCTTCTCTTAACTCTCCGTTGATATAATCTTCGCACTGTTCTTTTGTTCCCTTATACTGAAACCATCCAATGTCATTTGTTACTTTGTATTCTTTTGAAAGTCGTAAATTCTTTTCAAATTCATCTTCTCGATTTCTCTTATAAGCTTTAGCCATATTTATGTATCTAACTGCTTCATCCGATAATTCAAGATCCTTTGCTTTCTCAGCCATAGCATTATATTTTAAGACTGTACTTCTAATATCTTTTTCATACTCTGCTTTATTTGGTTTTTCTACAGCAGGCGATTCAATCGAAACAATTCCCATACGCTTATTAACAAGTGATTCAACCTGTTCTTCAGTTAAATGTTCCATACAAAGTTCTTTAAAGAAATCCTCTGCATCATTCCATTTATTCTGCTTATCTCCAAGATAACCCCAATTATTTCCCCAACATACGATTTTTCCTATATTGCAATCAAAATCTACTCGTGGATTAATTGGATCGTTATCCTGTACAATATGTAATCTCATCAATTTTCCATTTTCTTTGTAATATTTATATTCGTTACTCATATCAATCAACCTCACTTTCTTCCCATGAATCAATCAAACCAGGTAATACATAACCTAAGTCTATCCAGCTAAATTCATCAAACTCTTCAAGTTCTTTAAGTTCGTCTTCTGTTGGAATTTCCGCACCCATAATTCGCTTTACATCATTTTCTGTTCCACCAGCTTCAAGTATTCTATGTAATGTCATTTCTAATGCACCAGAAATATCATCACTTTCTTTTACTGTGATTGCATTCCGTGACCAATATTCATTGCAAAGATGAAATGTCACAAGTGTTTCATTTTCTTCCAATAAATCTTTTAACTCAATCATTTCACTTACCTCCTAATTTTTTTATATTCCTCAAACACTTCTTCACATCTTGCTTTATCACTACTCCAAAAAATCATATGCCATGCTTCAACCCATTCTCCATTTTCAAAATATTTATATTTCTCTTGGATTTCCCATCGTTTATTCCAATGACTTCCAATTCCTTCAACCATTCTGTATTGCCGCAACCGTACCATTTTATTCACCTCCTATATATCCTGATTTGCTATACTATCTAATTCTTCAACAATATCATTCATATCTGTGTTAGTAAGTCCTCCAACCGCATATAAGATTTCTGTCAATTTTTCATATGCTTTAGCACCGCCTTTAGTGAATGGTTGCCTTCCACCATCTTCATCAATTATTATCTTGTCTAAGAATGGTTTTTTACTTCCTAATGTATTTAGAATATCTTCTAATGTGTTCATAATCACACCTCCATATTATTGTTAATCCATGCATTAATCTTTGCTGTAATAGCCTCCGTATTATCAAAGAAAACACCTTTATACCTACCAATAAAAATCAAATCCCAATTTGGACAAATTGAAATATAAACTTCTGTTTGAGTTTCATTATTATTAGGACAACAGAAAATATATAAATCTTCTATATCTTCATCCGTAATTTCTCCGTAATCTTTCCAATCATCAAATGTAGTTTTATATCCAATTCGCTTTATGGGCGTAATTAAGTCACCTGATTTTACTTTGAACACACAATCAGGATCACCCTCCTCATACCGTGAATCTCTTTGCAATATAATCATTTCATTCACTCCTTTCATTACAAAAGGCAGACACAATAATTTGCATCTGCCTTATTATTCTCTGTATTATGCTTTAAAATTTTCTGCAACTTTTAAAAGATGTTCCAGATTGCTTATATCAGATTTTATTTCTGCTGTTTTTTGTTTATATACAGCATCTATCCTTTCTTGAATTTTTTGTTTCATATCTCCCCATTTATTCATTAAATCGCAAATACCTTGTCTTGTAGAATCTGTAATTATAATATTGTTATCTTTAAATTTTGCTCTCATTCTAGGTGGCTGTTCGATTGGTAAACCATTATAATTGAAATCAATGAACACACTATCATCCCTTGCACATATTCTAATACTTCTTGATACATTTGATACATCTAATAAATTTACATGCCAGCCAGTACCATCATCAACGTATCTTCTTTTTCCTACAATACTGGCATAATCTTCATATGCACATTTCACGTAAGCTAAAATTTGCAAAAAACCTTCTTCCTGCAACTCATCTATTTTGTTAGAAATATTTTCAATTACTTCCTGTTTAACATTTTCGAGTTTTGTAACCTCGTTAATTTTACAAAAGTTATCTTCAATTCTCACTGTTACAATTTTCATATCATTCACCTTCCTTATTTTATATGCTTTTCAAATTTCTTTTTAATCAATTTCCAAAATCCTTTGTCGGTCAATGGCATTTTAGATACATCACATACCTTACCACCGTCAAGATAGTTTGGATTTCCATTTGGCTTGTACACATCATAATCAATACACCAATTTCCATCATAATCTCTTAATGTAATATCTACGCTGTATTCATCTGTATTGTACTGACCGATGCTATCATTCGTTAAATTGTATTGTTTTGACTTTAATGCTTTGCATAATTCTGTATAATCTTCATAACATTTTATTATTTTCACTTTAATCACTCTCCTTTGGAAATTACAATTTCCTTTGCCATTTTAGTTCAAATTTTTATCTGCTTCTTGCCAGTTCTTAAAATGAAATACTTCACGTTTCCCACGTTTAACAGGATTTTGCCAAAACTCAGGATGTTCAAACTTCATTACACATACAGATTTAAAATCTTTATCTATACCCTGTGGAGTATAACCTTTTTTAACAAGATTGTCATAAGCTTTATTTTCTGCGACTATGTATCCTCTATCAATCATGTTTTTCCTCCGTTCTTTTTATGCTGACTTATCTTCCAGCATTGTTATATTATTTACATCAAATAAATAATATTGACTATTTGACATTACCTTGCTGTATTCAACTTCACCTTCAAAGTCATTTACAACTGCTTTTTCTTCTGATGTCATATCAGAATATTTTTTCTTTCCATATGAAGGTGGCAGCCATCCTTTATGCTGTGCTCCAAAGATATTGAACTTTTTCAATAGCTCTTCATTTGTGAATGTAATATGACAAGTTCCCTTCTTATAAAAAGTCACATTGAAATACTTCAATACAATATCTTTTGACTCTCCATATTCTTCAGCAAATTCTAGTGATTGGAATAAATCAACTGCTTCTGTCAAGCCACCATCGAGATAATTGAAACACTTTTCAATATCTCTTAATTTGCTTACCACTTCATGATCGGTCGGTTTAAATCCACCCCAAGAGTATTCTAAATCTCTCCATCCTCTTAGTGGAATAATTACCTTTTTGTTTATGATCCATGCCTTATTTGTTTTCCATCCATTGAAATAATGAATATTCTTGCTGCATTCATCATAATAGGAATATTTATTACTCAACTCTTCAAAGAGTGAAATAATTGTATCTTCAATTCCCTTTATGACTTTCTTACTCATATCAATTTTCAACTCATATATATTGTGCAATGAAAATTCATAGTCTTTCAGTTCTTCAACTTTGTTGTAATATTCTCTCTGCAAATTATTTGTGAGCTGACCAATAAACTTCGGATTATCAAACAATGCTGACCAATATTTACCACGAATTTCTCTTATATATCCGTTTACTGATGCACTATCCTTTCCAATACTAAGATTTAACACACAACCACCAGTCTGTATTGTCTGTCCTGTCTGTTTGTCTTTTCCAAACTGATATAGAATATGTGGTGACATTGCATAATACTCTTTGATAAGTTTTACACCTGCTTCGATTTCCATTTTATACTGCTCAACTATTGCCTTTAAGAAATCATTTTCTGCAAGCTGCGTGTTTTCTGTATTATATGTATATTCTCTCTGTTCCTTGGCTTTCTCTAAGCTATCAAAGATAAAAGAATTTCTCTGTACATCTGGAAGTTTTACCTTTATCAATGCAATCTCAACATTTGTTTTTCTCTCTGCATCCATGAAAGCATCCTGAATATACTGAATGTCTGCATTGTATTCTTCTAACATTCTATTCAGCATTATTCTTTCATTGTTGCATTCATTCTTTAATGTTTCTGCATTAAGTAGGCAAATAACAGCTCCACCATTTCTCTGTTGCATTTCTAATGCTTTCAACAAATGTTTACATCCGTTTGAGAACGGAGGATTCATAATGATTAAGTCATATTCTTTCATTGTGTCATATGTCAAAAAATCATCATGTACAACTCTGAAATCCTTTTCCTTTAATATTGCTCGTAAATTCACATCATTCTCTATGCAGTCAATATTTAACTTAATTGTTGTGTACCATCTGTTATTAAAATCTTCCTTTTTCTTTAATGCTTCAACAATATTTCCCTTACCTGCTGATGGTTCAAGAATTGTGTGTATCATTTTCCAATCTAAACCATCAAGCATTTTATCTATAAGATTTTGCGGTGTTGGGTAGAAATCTTTGTTATCTGTGAACATATTTTATACCTCTTTTCCATATTCTTTATGTTGATTTACGAATTTTTGTATCTCATCTTTTGTTTTGAACCATTCTGTTATATGGACATCATTTTTGTTATTGATGTTTTCTTTATATGCACCATATCTATAACCGTCTTTATAAGCCATACAATTATCTGGAAGATAACTAATTCCATATTCATAATTTCCAATTACCATATTTAATTTTCCTTTCACTATAAAAGGTGGTATATTTCAACCACCTTTTTTATACTGTACTAAGCTTTTCAGTTGGATCATATTTGAATATAAATCCCTTCTTAAAGCTACTGTAAAATCCATGTAATGTTGCTAACTTTCGCTTTACATCTGCAAAGTCAGACTTTGACAACTCTGTATCAGGCTTTACTACAAATAACTTTTCGCCTGTCTTTGTGTGTACATCTTCTGTTACAGTGTATGTGATTTGTGTTTCTGTCTGTTCTTTTGTGTCCTCTACTGTATTATTCCCTACCTCTTTGATGGTTGCGTATAATTTCTCACACGGATTCTCTTTAAATAAGAAAGCATGTTTGAATTTACTATAATAACCTCCAAGAGATTTGATGTACTGATTCACCTTGATATATTCTTCACGACTCAATTTCTCAACTACTTTTGCAAGATATATCTTTTCTCCTGTTCGTGTATCTGTGTCTTCTGTCACTTCATAAGTATACTTGTTTACATTTGCATCAGTTTCTGTTGCCTTTTCTTCTGTCTTATTTGCATCAGACTTAATAACTTTCTTTACAACCTTTTCAACCTCATAAGGTGTTTTAACTTCCTGAATTTCACACCATGCAAGACTTCCCTTTTCAAACCATCTTATGAAATTATCTGTAATGTACCAATGATTTGCCTGATTAGCCATTCCAGTACATTCTTTTGTGAGTTTTCCATTAAGTTTATAAGCATGATACATTTTCTTTCCGTTGTAATCGGTTTCATGGATTCTATAAACATATCCTTTGTTATGACCATAATTGAAAGATGTCTTTACAATAAAGCATTGACCATCTTTAATACTTCCGTCTGTAACTTCTACAGCTTTATTTTCCTTTTTATATTCAGTAACTTTTACCTTTTCATATACAACTCCATCTCCTTCTCCAAGCATTCCACCACAAGTAGTATCAATCTTATTGATAAATGCTTCGAACTGATCCATGAGTGCTTTATCTTTTTCCATTGATTCAATGTGACTGTCTGCCTGTCGTGCTGCACTTTCTTCATCATCATTCCATCTACCCATATAAGTTGTTATCAAAGATTTTTTATATTCTTCTCGCTTCATAGTTCTGAATTTTTTCATATCTTCCATATAGCCTTCATATCTATAATAGCTATCAATATGAGCAAACTTTAAGATTCCGTTTCCCTTTGCTACATAGACACCATCTTTTTCAATATGCCAATTCATTCTAGGTGGGTTTGCCATGTGTCCAGGAATGATACCAGTTACAATATATTTTTCAGAAGTTTCGTTTGCTTTATTCCGTAACTTCTCAATCATTTTCTTTGCTGATTCTTCTTCCTGTTCGCTTGCTCCTCTTTTCATTGTCATCTGCTCAAGCTTTGCAATCTTTTCTGAAATACTTCTATCCTGAAGTGTTCCGTCATAATTATATTTGCGTATCTCTTCTGGCTTTGCTTCACTACTACGATTTACAACTAATGTGTATCCATTCTTTGTAGCAATTCCACCCCAATAAGCAGGATCGTAGTAATCTGTCATCATGTCGCTATGGTCTGCATGGTATCCGAATACTTCCCATCCGTCCATTGCCATAAGTTTATGTGCTATCATTACGCCTACATCCTGATATTCATAATAGGTACTCATAAAATCAACCTCGCTTTCTTGCAATAAAAATAGGCAGCTAGGTATTTATTCTCCTAACTACCTTTGTCTAGTTGCTAGATTTAATATGTCTTTCCTGCTATATACAGCCCTTTGTCTTCGGCTGCATAATTTTTCCACAGATTCTTGAACAATTCAACCGCTTCATTAAACAGTTTATTTTCTTCTGTTCCCTCATCATTTCGTGCAAAATCAATGAAATCATCTTCATCTGCACAATCAGGAACTAGGTAAATCCATGTAAAATAAGCAGACTCATCATTCATATTACACACCATGATATTCATGGCAATGATTGCGTTTAATCTCTCTTTTTCTTTCAGTGAGAAATTATCTACTGTCTGTTTCGCTTCTTCACTCCAATTTTCTAAAATCATTTTTATCACTCCTTCCAAGTAAATCTTAGTTTCAAAGTCTATTCTATATCAGATTTTAATGCTTCAATGTTCGTAATTGCAGTATCAATTACTTCAATAATACTTTCCATTTTATCTTTATACTGCAATTTACTTTTGTAATCTTCCATATCAGTTAGAAGATTTTCTATTGCTTGCAAACAATAATTCTTTTCTGATTCTCTTCTTGATTTTTCTAGGCTTTTTTCATAGAATTTTATCAAAATATCATCTGGCATTTGCCTTGCTACATTTTCAAGTTCCTCTTCAAGTAACTGATTATTATTTAAAACCTCATCATCTGGTTTATAACCTAAAAAATCAACTATCATTTCTGCATCTTCACCAAGCATCATTTCAATTACTTTATCAATCAACATAATCTTTCCTCCAATTTTCTAAAGAAATGCGAATTTACTCTGCACATCCAGTAATTACAATATAATTTCCGTTACCCTTGAGATAAAGTAACTCATATACCTCTCCATCATAACCACCATCATTTGCTTCGTAATCTTCTTTTGTCTCATATTTTTCATAGTTGATTATGAAATCGCACATATCCCATAATCCAGTTTCTCTTGCTTCTTTCTTTCTATATTCTATTTCGTGTTTGTCTTTGTATTTATGACTATTCACACTATCATAACTACATTTTACAAATGGAACTTTTAAATATTCGGCTAAATCTTTTTCGATTTCAAGAAGTTCCTTTTCGTTTCGCTTTAATTCATATCTATTTCCAATCATTTTTTATCTCCTTAAATTTTACATACTCTGTATTTATAACCACCGTATATATCTTCAAATCTTACAAGTGTAAATTCGCTTCTATCATAATCTTCATTATTCACAAGATTAGGAATTTCACTTAAAGGATAATAATCCCAATGATTAGGAAGTTCATTATCAAGTCCACCATTTAACTGAAGATTTTTTGCAATTTCATCGAGTTTTTCTAAAGTAATAACATTGTCAACAGGTCTATAACCAGTAATTTCTTCTATCCAATCAGCACTATCAATACATTCATTATAAAATTTAATCATAATATTTACCTCTTACCTTTCTAATGAAACACGCATTTAGTTAGCTGTTTCTTTCAACATAGCCTTCAAGCATTCATGTCTGAATTGCATTTCAAATTGAAACATCAAATCGTAAAAATCAATATCTGGATATTTTTTAAGTAGATTACTTGCTGTTTCCTTTGCAAATTCGTTAATTCCATTGATTCTTGTTTCCATCATATTATTTTTTCTATTAATATTCTGCCTTTTCAAATCGACACCTCCTACAATAAAACACCCATTGTTTACTTTTCATAAGCTCTTGTATTCCAATAATCAATAGTTTTTTCTATCGGGTTTTTAGCCTTATTAGTAAAATTCTTATATCCACTTAGCCCACAATCAGCACATTGTATCTTTACAGAAAACATCAAATCATAATTCGGTTCGTCCATATAAATCCTTTTTGAGCCACACATCGGACATGGTTTTGCCTTACTTGATATATCTCTTGTCATATAATCACCTTTCCTTTCCTATGATATGTTGCTTTACTGTTCTATGGGTACTATTTCTAATATCTCGCCCTCATCTCCATTATGTGCCATATCAAACCATGTTGCTACATCTTGACAAGTTGCGTCATCATTAGTTGTCGCATGATGGTCTTTTCGTTTTCCGTTTTTAAATGTAACTATATTCCATTCTTTCATATCACTCACCATCTCCTATTCACTATGAAATATCCATTTACTCTTCTATGCTGTTTGCTCCATCTGCAAATCCGTCATCGTAACCCTTGTTATACATAGGATTCTCAAATTTTGTATTTGCAATAGGTGAATCTTCTTCAATACCAAAGAAAGATTTCTCTTCCTCTGACATCTCGCAATATTCATCAAAATATTCCATTGCACTTTCTCTGTCGTCAGAGATAAGTCTATCCGCAAAGAATGTTGCAAGTTCTTCAAGCCTGCAACGTGGGATAAAATTCTCTTCTACCTTTTGCCTAAAACAGTCTAAGGCGTTTGCAAGGTATAGTGTTTTTAATTCTACATTTTTACCAAACAATCCATAAGAGAAATAATTTCCATTCGCCCATTGCTGATTTTCAGGTTGTGTTGGATCATATCCACTAACAACCGCATACTGTGTATCGCTTTCGCTTTGTAACAAAGCATATTTGCCATTCCGTAAAATTGTTATCCATTTCATATTGATTCAATCCTTTCCTTATTATAATATGACCGTATAGCCGTTATCACAGCTTTATATATGATTATTCTCGTTAAGCTGTAATTGCTTTTGCTAAAATGTCATACATTTCAGCATTACTCTTAACAGGTGCAATCTTATTTTCAAAATACGAAGCTCCCTTACAATTCATAAGAAGTCCCTCAATAACTGTATTATTTTCGTAATTTGCAAACAGTTTCTTGAATATATGGAATGTTCTAAGTGTAAATGCATTCTTTTCACTTCCTGTCCAATTAAGGGCTTTAATTGTCTTAATTGTAAGTTCTAATATATCTGTATTATTTCTTACCATTCTCAACAATGTTCTTGATGGTGTGACTTTACCTATTGGGTTTTCTAGCTTGTCATCATCTGTCACAATCTGAATATTATAAGATTCAAATAAATTTTTAAAATCTGTATATTCTCTTATGTTTGCCTTTACACCTGCCCTATATGTATCAGCAACAGTCATTGCCTTTCTTGCTGATTGCTGTCCTAAAAATGTAAGAACTGCCTCATACTCTGAACAATTAAGTACTTCTACAAGCATTTTTATTTCTTCATTTATTACAAATGCAACTATTCTATGTGCGCCATCGGCTACATACAGTTTTCCGTTTTTGATATATACCTTAACTGGATCAAATTTATCTTCATTAAAGTTCTGTGCTATTTCCTGCACCTTTGCCATATCTGTATCTCTCTGCCAATCTGGAATATGTATAAATGTTGGGTTAATAAGAATATATCGTTTTGAGGCAATACTGAAAGAGTTCTTTAATGCACAATCTACTTCTTTAACCTCCATTGATTCTTCTGCGTTTGAATGTGCCTGTACAAATTCCTCTGTCTGATGTGGTGTCGAATAACGAACAAAGTCTTTTTTACGTCTTGCATAATCTACTGTTCTGCTTATGCCTTGTGTAAAGCTGTATCCTACATCAGAAACCTCAATATCATTTTTGTTTATCTTTAAAAGCAGACATATTTTATCTACTACTTTGTCACTTGGGTTGGCTGTGCCTATTTCATATTTCTCTATAGATGACTTAGACATTCCAATTTTTGTAGCCAGTTCTTCTCGTGATAATCCTTTTTTCATTCTAATTTCGCTTAACTTCTTCCCGTTAATTTTGCACATAATTAACTACCTCTTTCCTTTTAATATTTTTAATAAGTATTTTTTGTAAAAAAATAACGGCTTGCCTTTCGGTTCGCCGTTTAGTTACTAAACTTTTCAAACACTCCTGACTTGAGCATATCTGATTTCCAACACTTAAAGTCTGGATATTCTGCTTTGTTTGCTAAGTCTCTGTAGACTTCATACATCTGCTTTTCTGTGAATGTTTTACCTTTTAGCGGTTCTTCATATGTTATATATTTCATTATATCTCACCTCTTTCTATCAGATAATTTTTATATGCAGTTTCACTTTCAAATTGCTGATATTTGCCTATACTTGGCACAAATCCCATATAAGCAAATCCGTTATAATATCCCTTCATATATTATCCTCCTTACAAAATTCTTTACCTTATCAATGATTGTTGGTTCGGTTGCCTTCTGCCATCTCTTTTTCCTTTCTGAAAAATATAGACTGTTTTCTACATTGATATAATCCATCATCTGAATAGGTGTTAATGAGTTGTACGGAGTTGATAAAGTATTATCTATTATTTCAGCTCCGTTTGCTGTCTTGATAATTCTAAAATTAAATGCTTCCATTTTGCCTTATACCTCCTGTGCTAATCTTGCATTTCTCATAATATTTGATATTTCGTTTTCTGTTTTTGCTTTATGAATTGCTTCTATAATCTCCGTTGTATAACGAAAATCTTTTGCAATCCGTACCGCTTTGCGTTTGTAGTTATACATTTCTCTTGACATATTAATATTCTCCCTTCTTATTGTGAAATCATAGCAATCTGTGTCTGTATAAATTGTTATGCTGTTTCCGTTTTGTGTTATGGTGGTTTTCTCCTTAATTTAGGGTATAAAAATAGCACCCTATGTTTCCATAAGATGCTATAAACACTACACATATTTAATTTACATTGATTTCTTTTTTACAATTTGCAATTCATACCCAAGGGCATCCAATATATGACTGAACGCTCTAATAGTTGGAATGCTTTCTTTTCGTTCAATTCGTGAGATTACTTGTTGTTTGTTTCCTGTTAATACTGCTAATTCCTTTTGCGTTACGTTTTCTTGTTTCCGTAAACTAATCATTTCACCTATTAATTTATATTCGGCACGGGATTCGTCCCATGCCTTTTTAAATTTTGGATCTGCTTCTCTCTGCTTTTCTATTTCGCTTTTTACATTAATTTCTATGAATGGCATAATCATTACCTCCTTATATAAATGTTTTGCCTAAATAATTTCCAAGTTCTTTTGCTCGTTTCCGAACAATTTTTACATCTGTTTTTTCCGTCTTGTTTTTCTGTTTTCTGCAAACGTGTAGCAAATATATATTCTCTTTATCTACCGTAATATAAAATATACGATTGTGTTTTTGAAAATATACTTCATACACTTTCTTTTCCCAACGCTTAAACCTTATTTTGTCAAACTCTCCGTTTTCCATACATTCCATAACAGAAAATCCATCTGTCTTTTCATCTTCTGGCAAATTATTTATATAATCGAGTATTAAATCCTTACCAGAATTAGTGTAATAACTGTGTAGTGTCATCTATAATCCTCACTTTCTTTTTCTCGATTACAGAATACAACATATAAGTTGTATTGTCAAGCAATAAAATAGCACCTAGTAGTTTGCCTACGTGGTGCTTTGTGGGGTTTACTCTTCAACATCGTATTTTGCATCTATATATGCAATCTGCTCATCATAATAAGCTCTTGCATTTTCGCAACGGAGTTCATAGTTGCTTCCGTTGGATGGATAACCTTCAGCTTCGCACTGTTCGGCTATTTCCTGACATTCATCTTGATATGCCTTTTCAAGTTCACAGATTTTATCTATATCTGCTTTTGTGTAAACTCCTGCTTTGAGCATAGAGTTACGCATTTCTTCTATTGTCATGATATCCTCCTCACATTTGTTTTAGTTTTGCCTGAAGTTCGGCTATTTGAGCTTCAAGTTTTGCCTTTTCTTCGTTTGCCTTTTCTGAATTTCGTTTTTTAAATTCTATACATAAATCTGTATCCATACCATCACAGATTCGCTTTATATCATTAAATGATAAGCCTTGTTTTTTTAAAGTATTGTAATATGCTTGTGGTATAATTTCCATTTTTTTACATATTTCCGTTATATTATCAAAATTATTAGCAACTTGAAATAATTTTAATTCTTTCTTTAAAGCTTCATTATCTGTAAATGTAAACATTTGTTATCACTCTCCCTTCAAAGTTTTACACTTACAGTATAAATCTTTATGCTTACATTGTCAAGTTTAGCAGCTAAACCAGATTTCAGTTTAGCCACTAAACATTTGCCTTATCCCTCCATGCCAAACATAATATAAGCATAGATATTCCCTCTAATTTCCGTTGGGATATCATTTTGCCTTTCAATTATATCGTCAATGGTCTTATATCCATTCTTACGCAGATACTCCAATGATTCTTTACGTACTTTTAGAGTTTCTATACTTTGCCTTCTGACATTTTCTGGGACTTTATGAACTATTGCTTTTTCGGACATATTATGTCCTCCTTCCTATTTTTAGGCACACTGTACCTATCTACAATGTTACCATAAAAACAACCTCCTTTCAATTTCCGTTTCGCTTCTGCTCATCGGTTACGGACTTACACCGTAAGACGGAAGGCAGATTGTTAGTCTGCCTTTTCATTACGCATTTGTATATTTTCCATTGCATACATTACATCTGCCTGAATACATAATAACTCCATTACATCATTTGTATTGTGCATATCTGGATCACGCTTAAAGAAATCATTGAAGATTTCCGTTGCTCGTATTATTGTAGTTGCAGTCTGTTTATAAGTCATATTAATTTACCTCCATTTTATCCAAAACACAATGTTATTTTTCGTTCGATATAAGTACACAATTCATTATCCCATATTGTACCTTCTGTATGCGAATATGTACATGGTAACTCCTCACATTTTAAGTCGGCAAGGCACATTTCCTCTAATGGTTTATTAGGTAACTCTATATTCAAATTCGCATTTGCAATTTGAGATATTATATCTTTTGCCTTATAATTACCCTCTAAATCTGAATGAATTATTGTTTGTATATTAAGCATGGCTATATCTCCTATTTCTTGCATTCTGAATTTGCGTATTTACAGATAAAATGCCTTTTGTGAGCCACTCTATCCATAATGATTTTATTTCTTCATAGTCAATTTCAGTTGTGTTATATAGTCTGAAAATAAAATTCAGAATATTTTCATCAGTTTCGGAGTAGGCGTTTTTGCCTTTTAAGTCACGGTATATTTCGTAACAAATTCCATACATATCTAATGTGTTAAACATAGTTATTTTTGCCTCCTTAAACATAGCTTCTTTGAAAATCATGAAATCGTTTATGATTATTAGTGCATTCATAATCTGTAAATGTTTTATCAGCACGAAAGTTTTCTACATCAAGACGAATACCCGAACCGCCTGACTTATGTTTTCTATCGTGCTTCATTAGATTTTTTAAGCTGTTTATATGTCTTTCTTGTTTTATAAGTTGTTTAGTCGCTAAACTTTTTTGCTTATCTTCTTCTTTGAACCATTGGCATTTTGTCCACCATAAACGCAGAGCTGTAGCCCATTGACAGATTGCTTGTGTGGTGTCGGAGTTCTCACTCACTTTTACCCAACACTCACCATTAAATCTACGCAGTTCAAGTGTATTATCATTTTCAGGCTTGCCGTGTACTGTGCAGATCCACCAATCCCAACTGTTATCGCCATCTTGACCATACCACGCATTAAGTGGCACATGGAAACCCCAGATATATGTATTATTATCCTTGCAAATTTCAATATTCATAACGCAAAACCTCCTATTCTGAAATAACTGCATCTTTTGCGGTTATTCCGTACTTTATTTCTACAATGTGCATAGCATCTACCTCAGATAATGCAAGCACATTTTGAACTATTTCAAATCATCCGCTTTTATTTATTATTGCCACATCATAATATTTCATATTTTCATACCTCCTGGAATTGATTGATTATATTTTTTATAGTTTAGTCGCTAAACAATTTAGATTATTGTTTTTTGTTTAGTCACTAAACTATAAAAGCATTAAAAAAACCGGGTAACATACCCGGATAGCATTACAAAAAGGGCGGATTTTCACCGCCCTGGTTTTAGTGTTAGTGCTGATTATTTTGCAAGTGTGGCGTTCTCAGCAAGCCACTTTTCAAATACAGCCTTATTGACTGTATAATCTTTACCCTGGTATGTGAGTACCGCAGTTTCTTCAGATGATTCTTCTTCAGTCTTTTCTTCTTCCTTGCTGTCGCTGTCTGTCGCTGTCTCATCTTCAGAACCTTCTTCATCCTTTTCTTCAGAAGGCTTTACATAATCTTTTATCATTGTAGCAAGTGTACTAGCTGATAAGTCCATTAAATCCTTAAATATACAGCCATTGAATACTTCAGCATTCTCGAAAATATCAATAATTTTATCATAAGAAAATGGATATAAACCACTTGCAAAATCTGAAAAATAACTATTATCAATAATAAGTGTCATTGCCTTAATCCAACGGCTTAAGGTTGCTTTACTTCTTCCCACTAACTTGATATAATCATTCTGTTTAATAGGATTGTCGCAAGTTGCTTCCCCGTGTACATTACCTTTGTTATCAGTATATTCAGGAATTGTTACTCCCGTACCGTATGCACAAAGTAAAGCAATATTAAATGCGGATTTTTCCACAGTTTCTAACCGTGACTTTACGCTGTCGATTGTGTCGTTGGCTGTCATACCGTTGACAGTCACATTGATGATTGAATTTTTTGCTCCTTGGTTTGTTGTGTTTTTTGTACTCATAATTAAGTACCTCCTTTTTATTATTTTTTTTAATTGTTTTGTTTAGTGACTAAACATTTTTTATTTTTGTTTAGTGGACTAAACTTTTTTGTATTCCTGGATGGTAAAAATTAATTACTATGCTTGCATTATAAAGCATTATGCTTTATATGTCAAGTGCTTTTTTAAATATTTTTAATTTATTTTCAAAGTACTATAAATGATATATAAAGTGTATTGCTTTATACTTACATTATAAGAGTTTATGTAAAAATGTCAAGTATTATTTTTAAAGTTTTTAAAATTTATCTGATTTTATATTAAAGTGGTGAGTTATCCTAATTTTATATATGTTTTATGGTATAAAGTGGAGGATGTGAACTTAAAAACAATTAATTTTGTGGTTAAAGTGGGGATTGATATTTATATGAATTGTTAGATATAAATTAAAACTACAACAAACGATATGATATAACTTTAAACTATACATCATAATAATATCAATATCATCTGACATAGTTTTAAAAACTATATCTAATCTGCTTAAAAGTACCACAAAAAAGAATGGTTAATATATATCTATTAGCCATTGTTTTTATATGTTGGGGGGGTGTTTAAAACTAAAATGATAGTCGCATTTTGGCAGCATCCACTTAGCTGGTTATTCTACACACCAACTCAAAAATCCATCCTTTCCCTAACTGCAAAATTCCCAACAAAATCAAGCAAAATCCCAAATTTCACCATCCCAACCCCATATCGTACCCCATATCGCTCAAACCCACTAACCAAGCCACTTTCAGCCACTTCACAACCAAAAAATTAAACTTCCATCTTATCAAAAATTCACTCACAAATCCAAAATCTTCCTTATTTATAAGTACTTTTACCGATAATCATTTTTAATCCAAAATCTATCATTAATAATTAATCACACAAATCACAACTCTCTCATCTACAATACAAGGGGGGGTGCATAAAAACCACACCAGAAAACCAAAAAATCGCCTATATGCATCACAAAAACAACCAAAAATATAATACAAACCATCAAAAAATCCCACTATAACAATACTAAAGAATCTCATTTCTCATCTAAACCCTCCATCTCGCCAATACACAGCGTTTTCATTTTACCCTACCAATAACACCTAAAATCATTTTTACCCACCCAAATGCTCAAAATACAAGGTCAATTTTTTACATCACCCAAAATTACATTAACTATCTATATATATTCACATACATTTACTATAAATAATATTGTCAATTCTCACGCCTATACAAAAATCCACTCTCACAGCTCAAATTTCAATTTTTATCCTCTACCCTAACAACTAACCACCTGACATATAAAAATCCAAAATAGACTCTAAATCATTAATTTTTCGCCTTATATCCAATGTAAAGAATTTTACATTAACTCTCTTTGTTAATTAACATATCCATACAATGCTAAAAAATCATAAATTTAAATTCATATAAGAGAATAATCTATTGTAAATAATCATCACACCACTCTTGCCAAACAAAAAATTAATAAATTTAAAGGAGGACTCGTTATGAGCAATTTAACACATTACAATTAGGAACATTTAATAACTTACCATGAACTTTTATAGAAATATATTTGATGAATTAGCCGACAGAATTGCATCTTAATCTATTTAGGGAGAAAATCACACCTCACAGAAAAATTAGACACTTTTATCTCATACCCTTATAAGTTATCACCTAAGATATAAAAATTTAAAATCACTATCTAAAACTCATTTTTAACCCACAGATAGGGGTATGAGAAAACTATATACAAGCTCAAAAAATGTAGTATGTGCGTAAGCACAAGATGTAGCCCTTTGATAAGGGCGGTCTTTTCGCAGCGTTAGAAGAAAAGAACATCTCTGGTTAGACAATTGAAAAGAATAATTCAAAAGGAGAATGATATTATGAAGAAATCAATTTTATTTAAGAGAACAAGAAAATCCGTTGCCAAGAAATTATCTAATCATATTTATATAGATATCATTAATAGCCATGATACAAAATTAATAATAGATAACTTCACATTATTAGAACTTATTTATATTGAAAGAGCGTTAAAGAAATTGGATTCTATGTCAGAAGAAGAAATTCAAGAATTAAATGGAGAATAATTTCACATAGGTACATCATATATGTACCCAAATAAAAAATATCAATCCAAAACATTATGTACCTAAATCAACCAATAACAATTAAACAAAAGAAAGAAGGAATTATTATAATCGGAGTATATTCTATAACAAATTTAAAAACGAATAAATTATATATTGGAGAAAGCCTTGATATTGATAAAAGATGGATTAATCATAAAAACGATCTTTTGAATAATCAACACGCCAATTATTATCTTCAACAAGATTTTAATAAGTTTGGGAAGTCATTTTTTAAATTTGAAGTTTTGCAAGAAGTTGAAAGAGATAGTGTCACTATTACTCAATCAAAATTATTAATGTTGGAAAATGCTTATATAGAAAAATATAAAAAAGAAAATTATGAATTATATAACATAGAAAACACATTAAAAGACGTTTTATCAAATAAAAGAAAATTACTGGTTTGTGAAGAGATTGCAAATTCTGTTGTAGTATCTCAATTTTTAAAAATAAATACGTATTTGATAGCACAACGAATACTTTTGATTATCGTCAAAGAGATACCATTGAAAATTTAATATTATCTAATTCATCTATTAGAGGGAAGGAAAAAGCAAAACAGGTCGCAAATATAATATTAAAAGAGTTAACTGAACAAAATTTATACAAAAAATATGTAATTGAAAATATTTATTGTGTTTATTTGTGCTATAAACTTCAGGAACGAAAGATTATAGAAGTTAATTCTGAAGGTCGAGAATATATTTTAAATCATTATGATTTTGATTCTTTCTTATTAAGGAAAAAAGTATCTATTTCTGAGATTCATATTCAACAATATCCAATTGAGAAAAATATTAAGATAGAAGATCAAAATAAAATCCAGGATGTTTGGCATAAGCTTAAGGATGAACATATCTTGCCTTCCGAAAATAGATATAATGATTTTCGAGATATTCTTATAAAACTTAATTTAATTACCATTGATAAGAATAAAAGAACAAAAGCAACTGAATTTGCAATTAAGAATAAATATTTTCTAGTTTTTAAATATAACAACGTCAAAGATACTTATCAATATTTCATATCCAAAAATGGTTTAAAGTATATTTCAACCAATATTCAATAAAAGTTTTTTTTATTTACAGAGTAATTTGTGAAACAAATTGCGCTGTAAATATTCTTCTCTTGATAATATGAGTCTATATAGATATTGACCTACACAAATCCACACCTGACATGTACCCAAATGAAGAAAATTTTTACTTTTGGGTACGTCATACATGTACCCAAATGAATTTTTGACAATTTCATAAATGTAAAAGTTCACGATTTTTGAAAGTCAAGATGGAGAATATTTTTAAGAATAGAAAGAAGGTGAAAACAATAATTTGAATTATGTAAAAATACCACGAGAAATCATTTATGATAAAGATCTCTCATCTAAACGAGTGATTATCTTTTCATATCTTTGTGCAAGGCGTTCACTTGATGATACGGTAGCATTTTCTACAACAGAACTTTGTCGCTGGTCTAAACTGAAGCCTAATTACAGAGATGGAAAAATCAATCAAAAATATTATGAAGTTCTATTGCTCTTGTCTTATTATGGATACTTTATTGAGTGTCCTGATTTCGAAAAAAGTCTAAAAGAAAACACCAATTCGGTGAAATATCAACAAGTGCAACTGAATATAGAAAAATTTGATGTACCTGATAAGTTTGGGATTATCTATTTTGATGAGTTAGATAAAATATTGAATTTTAAGGAAGAGTTACAGAAGTCAGATGTAGACTTAACACGAATGTCTTCTGCCTATATCTTACTTCTACTTTCCTATATTCGTGTAAATCTTAATCGCATGGAAGATAAACCACTATGCTGCTACAGATATTTCAAAACAATCTCAGAAGATATTGGACTATCTGAAAGATATATTGGGCGTATAGTTGATATTTTAGATACATTGAAAATTATAAAATGCCAACCTATGAAAAGAGAACAATACATTAAGGATGGTGAGAAAAAATTTTTAACTACGCCAAAGGTTTTTGCTGATTATAGACATTTTATACATAATGAAAATGGACAAAAAATTGATGATAAATATAACCCTGAAACAGAAATACAAAAACAGATAGAACTTTTAGAGAATATTAATATGTAAGAACATAAAGAGATACTATCTCCTACGACAATATCTCTTTACCATAAATTTGCGCAATGAGTGTTACACTAAACGCTCCAATTTGCAGTGAGGCTTCTAATTCACTGGTGAATATATTAAATAAGGTTGCAGCATGAGAATGAATAAAATAGTAAATCACGTACCTATTTTATTCTACTTCTCATACGAAATACCGTTTTTCGTAACGGTAACACGTTTCTTGCCTGAAGTTACAAGCAGTTTTAATTCTTTGTATTCTGTGAACTTTCTAACACAATACTTAACAAGATTTATAACAGCTATGGTAATCCCATGTGTCAAAATTAAATTAATTATCCTAACCAGACCTCCCTTCTGTGAAAACATGTGCAGTCACACAAGAAAACTCTGATAGGACATATCAATTTTATGTGCATAATCACGCCTTTCGTACCTGATATAAAATCAATTGTGACCTTGGTTTACGAGTTACAATTAAAAATCGTGTATACACATCAAATTGATTATATCACATATCAGTGAATTAGAAAATCCCCACTTTAATTAACATTAAATCAATTCTCATTTAGAGAATATAAATATGTAACAAAAACACGTATCACACTAAAAGGAGCGATGATATGGCTAAAAAAATTTTATTAACAAGGAGACTAAAAATTAATGACAAAGGAAACAGAAAATCATGTAATGACAAGAACTATGGAACTTAAGGCTCGCAACAAGTTAATTTGCTCACCATTGTTATTAAAATCAGGAGCAGATTTTGGTGGAACTGATTTAGATATTGTTGCAAGAATTTTTACTGATTTGAAATTTGATAATGATAGAAAAAGAGAATGTATTATCAGAGACAATAAAGAAAGCGAGGAAATTGCATAATGAGATACGAGATAATTGCTGACACAGCTATAACAGTTGATATGAATAATGGATATTCAATACTTGCTATGAGCAGATGGAATAAGGAAAAGAGTTTATATGATACTACTCTATTTATTAAGAATAATAGTGTTGATGGGTTTAATTTAATAGATGAGCCTTGTGTTATTGAATTTAATGTGCCAGATAAAAAGGTGCTTTGTATGGAAGTGACAAGATATATTGAAAATACTGATTTTACACGTTATATCAATCGCACGAAGTATGAACTTGATTGTTTTGAACGTGGCAATGCATTGTATGAGAAAGAAAAGTTAAATGTTAAGTAAAAGTGATTATAAATATTACGAGAAAGCAAAAACGGCTGCTGATTTATCAGATTATAGAAAAACACATATAGGCTGTATAGCCGTTTACCAAGGAAATGTAATAGGAATTGGTTGTAATACAATTAAAACGCATCCTATACAGAAATATTATAACAAATATAGAAAGTCTTGGAATAAGAACGGCATTAAACCAACATTACATGCCGAAATTAATTGTCTTAATTCTATTCGTCATCTGAATATAAATTTTTCCAAAGTAAAATTGTATATTTTCAGAACAAGATTTGATAAAGAGTTTGGCATGTGTCGTCCTTGCTCTAGTTGTATGGCAGCTATTAAAGATTTAGAAATTAAGCATATCTATTACACTACAGATTATGGATTTTGCTATGAGAAAATAAAATGTGAGGTATGAAAATGGCTTGTGAATATTGCGGAAGAGATTCTGGACATGCCGAAAGATGTCCATTACACGAAGATAGGAAAAGTAATTACATATGTTGTTACTGTAAAGAGGGAATATTTAATGGAGATGAATTTATAGTTAATTCTGAAGGTGAATATCTTCATCGAGATTGTATATTTAGCTATGATTTTTTAGTTAATTGGTTAGGTTATGATTTTAAAAAAATGGGAAAGGAAGGATATTATGATAGTTAATAAATTAAGAATATTTTTTGATATTGATTATAAAACAGGTATTGAATATTGGATTCCTATTAGTGAAATAAAGATTAAGAATATGTTTCTTGCTACTCCACCTAGTTATTTTAAGTATAGAAGAAAACTTAATAATTTTATTAAGTATGGTGAGCTTAGTCCTATTATCATTGATAGGAATTTTGAATTAGTTGATGGGTATATAAGTTATCTAATTATGAAAAGATTTAGTGTTGGAAAAGTACCTGTTTATTTTGAATAATGTGTAAGTAAATAGGTATTTATTCTTAAACTTAAAACTATATGTAATATTTAATTTTGAAAAATAAAGACAAAAAAATATATTATATCACATATTTTTATAAGGAGGCATAATATGATTTTAATTGATACATCAAGAAAAGATATAGAAAGAGATGATACTGGTGAAATAAAGGCTTATACGCTTAGTGTTATGATGTTAGAGCCAGTAGTAGAAAGTAACCTGTACTATATTAAAAGAAATATACAGTGGAGAATTGAAAATGGATGCCCAGTAGCTGAAATACCTTCACTTTTTGGACTTAAACAATCTAATAATAATACAGATAAGCTAGTAAATTACCTTTTTGGTACAAATAAAGAACTTGAAAATAAAGGAAAAAGAATAGAATGTTTAAGTGAGGAATTAAGTGTTGAATACACACCTGATGTAGACGAATACTTTGCAACAGCAAGGCATTTATATCTGGATATATCAAAACCATATATATTAGGCTATTATAAAAGGTAGTCTTTCTGGTAATTATGCAGATACTTATATAGAATTTCTTAAAAATAAAAGATGTATGTATAAAAGGAAATATTATATATGATGTATTAGGTTTAAGCGAATATTATCTATTATAGCAATATTAAAAAATAGAAATTTCATTTGGAGAATATATAAGTGGAGGTAAGTTTTATATGAGTAATAATTTTGACAATGTTGAAGAAATGAAAGAATTGATTGTAGATGAACTTTCGGAATGTGAATTTGACAACAATTTTAGATGTGAAGAATGTTCTGAATTGGAGCAAAGTTATGACAAAGCTTCTACAAAATCATCTAACGAGTTTGCAGAGAGTTTAGATTATGGTGGCTATGATTCTGAAGATGAATTTTGGGAGAATTTAGGTTAAGGCGGTGATGATATACTGAATGAGTGAATATGGAATTAAAATAAAAAACATCAGTGCTGGTATGCTATATGATGTTAATCTTGGAACACGGGATTATTTTACATATACTGATGCTATGTTTAATAATAGCTTATTTAGTTTTTTCTTACAAAAGAATGGATTAAATATTTATAAAGGAAAATCTGGTAAAAAAAATGAAAGTACACAAGATATAATTTGTCTTGATTATGAATTTGGAAGTCGCTCTTATGATAATGAGCATACTCGATTAGAAAAGTTATTTAATGATACTGATGGCGATTCTAAGGAACGTATTAAACAGGCATTACAAAAAGTTGAAGATAGAAAAGACTTGTATAATGAAAAATCACGAGATGAGATTAGAGAATATTTTTACGAGAATGGTGTTGATGTTACATATAAACGTAAACGCAGAGACGGAACAATTAAAGAAGAAACAATTCATTATGAAATGCTTTTTCGTACAAGTGCCAAAGCTAAACTTGGACAAGTTATTTTCATAAATAGTAAATTATATGACATTGCATATGATTGGTTAACAATTGGACTTGGGAAAAAAATGAGTCATGACAATGCGAAAATCGTTGAAATGTCAGCTTATGCTCCACTTACCACATCTACAATTATTGGTACACTTCATATACCTGTTGAGGATATTCTAATTCTCAAAGATCAGGATTCCTTTTTTGAAACAATGACAAAAGTTGTTAAAGCAGAAGAATACGAAGTAGAAGTCAAAAAGGAAAATAAAGAAACTAACAAAAACGAAAAGGTAATTGAAAAACGTAAAAAATGTGTTGTATCCGAAGAAAAACGTCAAGTTAAAAATACAATTTGGGATGGCATGGCACTAATCGAAGCTGATTCTAATTATCTTCGTCTCCCATCTTATATTAACGGTATGGCATTACTCAGAAATCACCTTTTTAAATCATGTGCCTTTAAGAGTTATCTTCAAAAATTCTTTAAAGATTGGTGTGAGAAGAATGGATATGATTACAATACATACCAGGTTCAAGATATGTTTGGTAAATGGCATTATTTAAAAGATATTAAGATGATAACTACTGATAATGCGATTAAATGGAAGAAATTTCAAGACTTAATGGGTAATAATATTACTGAAGCATATGACTATTGGTGCGAAAGAATTCATTCTGATGGTGATATGTGGGGCATTGTAAAAACCGACCACCCAAGTAAATTAGGACAATATCAACAGTTGAGTTATCAAATGATTAATACTCTTCCATGTACGAAGGATAATGTAAAAGATATTGCTCAGATTAGCATTGATTATGTTGAATTACTTAAACGTGACAATGACGAATTTGAAAAGTTTCTTAGAAAGAATGCAAATGATGTAAATCATTATGAGATGCTTGCCGATTTATATGCTCAAAATCATGAGTTTGGAAATAGTACATTTTTTAGAGAAGAAAAAAAGAAAATCATCTTTGATTATGTATACAGAATGAGAAAAGGAAAAATTATGGTCAATGGTGATAATTTGACTGTATGTGGTAATCCTTATGCACTTCTGCTCTATTCTGTTGGTGAAGATTTTGAAAAAGATCCAACACTTTCTCAAGAATCTAATTGTATTCAGTGTTATACTAAACGTTTCGATAATAATGAATATCTTGCAGCGTTTAGAAATCCACATAATTCCCCAAATAATATATGTTATTTGCATAATGTCTATTCAGAAAAAATGGATAAGTATTTTGCATTTAGTAAAAATATCATAGCGGTTAATTGTATTCATACAGATATTCAAGACAGGGCAAATGGGATGGATGAAGACTCAGATTTTATGCTTGTCACAAATCAATCAACAATGGTTAAGTGTGCCGAAAGATGTTATAGAGAGTTTTATACCATCGTAAATGCATTACAAGAGTCTGGTATTACCTACAATAACACAAAAAAAGATTATGCTGCTATGGATAATAAGTTTTCAAAGTCACGTATGGGAATCGGATATTCAAGTAATTTGGCTCAGTTGGCAATGACTTATTATTGGACAGAATTACAAAAAGATAATCCCGATGATAAAAAACTTAAAGAACTTTATGACAATTTTATTATCTTATCTGTTCTTGCACAGGTTATTATTGATGGATGTAAAAGGGAATATGAAATTGATGGTAATAAAGAAATTGATAGAATTAGCAAACTTCCTTGCATGAGCATTAAAAGAATCGTTGGGTATACGGATTTAGGTAAACCAAAGTATAAAAAGTACGATTTTCCTGAGTTTATGAAATATACCAGAGAAATTAAATATACAAAAGATGGCAAAGAACTTCCACAAGATGAAATTGACGAATCAAAGAATAAACTTAAAAGTCGTATCAATAGAGAATTGTTGTGTCCTATGAACTGGCTTGAAGATTGGATTAATAAAATTCAGAACGCTTCTACCGTTGAAACAATTCCAACTTCTGTATTTTTTATTAAGATGAATGGAGAAGCCAATCGAAGACAAATGACAAAGATGATGAAGATTATAGAAGACTATGACTTAAGCGTAAAATCTGCAAAGATTAATATTTTAGATAATGCAGAGTATATATCCTTCTTATCTGAAAAAAATTCTGAAATCATATCTGAGCTTTCTAAAATGAAAATAAAAAATGTCGTCACTATTAATCGTCTAATTGAAATTGCACTAGGATTGAGTAGTGAGACTGGTGCTTCAAAAAATCGCACATATAATCCCGAAAAGCATACTAGAAAAATATTAAATTTGCTATATAGAGTTGATAAAAATAAGTTTTTAATGAATTTTTATTGTAAATAATGCACAAAAACTGCACGATTATTTTGTAGTTTTCTTCCAAACCCCTTTATTTTCAAGGGTTTCCAAAAGTGCTTAACGTCCGTTATATGGAGGGAAGAAAGCGCAGAGTTGTGTTAGTAAACTCCCACGCCGTTGCCAATGCGTGTAATAAGTAAGGGCTTGCAAGTTTAAAAAGTATACTAGGGGCAGACGTATCATTATCTGCCCCGAATATAAAACAATGAAATCAGCTTTTCTTAATATCCTGCCCTATGTGGCATTACATAATATTAAAAGTTTATTTTATAAATTAACCTCTCTTTCTTATATCGGTGGTTGCATTATTTAAAAAATCGTGTAATCACTGATACTCTTCCCATATAGTTCAATGGTAGAGCAACGAACTGTTAATTCGTAAGTTACAGGTTCGAATCCTGTTGTGGGAGTTATCCTATTTTTATAGGACTGGTCGGTTTCGGATCGGAGGATGTTGAATCTTAAAATAAGCGTGGCGACACGTATAAAGTGGTTCTTATCGTATTATAAGGCTGCGACTGTATAATACAGTTTAACGGAAAACACATAAAATCTACGCCATATCTAAGGTCAGAGGTCAACTGATAATGACTATTTATGAGTTTATGTAATCAATTGCATTGCATGAGATTCTTAAACAAATTGATTTGGTGGGTGTCTCGAAATAGGCACTGTATTAACACAGAAATGTGGGGATGATTTGTGTACTATTGACGGGAATACCGCAAGTATAACTGTTGATAGGATTTTGATAATATCTCTTAAGTTGAAAAACAGGGATGGAATCAAAAAGCAAGGAGATCGCAATCCGAGCAGGATGGTGATGATTGGGCGGTACTCAAAAGGTACTGATGGTCAAATATACACCTCATCGTCCATTTGTAAGTACATACTTTTGGTGAATGAACAGAATTCCTTAATAATAAAAATATTATTTGATTTACTGATAGAAAAGAACAAGCAAAAGTGTGTATAACCGCAAAGAGACAAACAACTTATTCATCTGTAATATGGTGACATATAGCACTCGCAAGGTACTATATGAGAAAGTACAAGTACGTACAACTCTAATAGGCTGCAACCTATGAATCTCGCAAGGAAGAATGTGCAGAAAGAAAATCTATAATACTTTGTGGTAAGAGTTTGCCGATTATGTCAAAATCGGTGTTGTTGCTAACTACAAGTTAATCGCTTGTGTAATAAACTGTGTCCAACCACAGTAGATGTTAGTGTATTGAGTCAAATATCTCAGCTCATATTAAGTAAGGATCTCATACTTCGGTATGGGATTTTTTATTTTGGGAATTAGTTCAGCTTGGCTAGAACGCTTGATTTGGGATCAAGAGGTCGCAGGTTCAAATCCTACATTTCCAACTACTATCCTACTTTGTAGGAAATAAATCAAAGGATGTGAAAATTATTAAACAGATTTCTAAAAGTGAAATTGAAAAATTATTATCTGAAGGTGTAATCAGAAACACAAGACGAGGATATGTAGATCGTAGAGGCGAACACATAGGTTATTACAAGACTTGTAGTGGAAAGCGTTACATCGAAGATAAATTCGTCAAGTAGGTGCTGGCTATGAAAAATCGAATAGAATATAAAGATTTTTATATTGACAAGACTGAAAACGGCTATCGTATATGCAGAAAAGATGACACAGAAAAACATACTCATCTTTCAAATCTTAATCCATCGTATAAGCTTATAGACAATGTATTATCAAATAAAATTCCTACTCGTTGTGGGTGTTATTATTTAGAATCACATGCTAGATTAAGCTATGATGAAAATTATATTAGGAAGATTCGTGAGTATATTAAAGTAAAGCAGAATAAAAGTAAACAAATGTATTACAATCCTGGCAGAAAGCGTTCTGGTGGGAATTTTTAATTTTATGGAGGAAAATATTTTGTTTGTATGCAAAAGCAAACGATTAGCAAATTACCTTATTGACAATGGCTCACAACTTAAAAGAATAGATACAGACCAGAAGTCAAAAGGATTTTTGGTATTTTTATTTGAGAAAAATGAGTTGCTTAATAAAAATTTAGGAAATTGGAGGATAGATAAAGAGACATATCTAATTTTTTAAATTATGTTACGAAGGAGATGTTACAAAATGCCTAAAAAGAAAACACATGAAGAATTTATTGAAGAATATTCAAAATTAAATATGCCAGTGGAAATATTAGGGTTTTATACTGGTTCAAAAAATAAAATACTATGTATGTGTAAAATATGTGGACAAACTTTTGAAACCACTCCATCATATTTACTAATGGGACGCATTCATAAACCTTGTGCAATAAGACAAGCAAGAGGAAAAACTGATGCTCAATTTAAAAGAGAATTTGATAACGAAGATATAATAGTAGATGGCACATATACAGGTGCGTTAAATCCAATAGATGTTCATTGTAGAATATGTGGATATAAATGGAGTCCAATCGCTTCAAGTATATTACATGGGCATGGTTGTCCTGTATGTAAAAAAACATATCATTATACAACTGAAGAATTTATTGAAAAAGTAAATACTTGTCCGTATGGAGAAGATTACAAAGTTTTGTCGGAATATACAAAATCTTCTAATAAAATTCTATTTCTACATAAAAAATGTAATAATTCTTTTAAAATGATTGCAAATAATTTTTTGCGTGGTCAAAGATGCCCATTTTGTAATGAATCAAAAGGCGAACAAAAAATTAGACAATTGCTTTATAATAACAATATAGATTATATACCACAACAGAATTATGACAATTTGTTAGGTGTTAATAACGGCTTATTATCATATGATTTTTATTTGCCTCAATACAATCTTTTAATTGAATATCAAGGTGAATTCCATGACGGCAAAGCAAGAATACAAAGTAAAAAGAAATATCAAATTCAACAAGAACATGATATGCGAAAACGTAAGTATGCCAAAAAACATAATATTCAATTGTTGGAAATTTGGTATTGGGATTATGAAAATATAGAAGAAATATTAAAAAAGGAGCTAAATTTATGAATTTTGTTTATAAACGTACCGAGACAACCGCAATGAAGATTGCAGGTATCATTGACACAGATAATATGACTGTTGAAGTAGATGGTGGAGAAAAGAAACTTGCTACTCTTCTATCAGTATTTAATGGTGGTAGTGTTGAAATAAATGTGAAGGTAAAAGAGGAAAGTGAACTCGATGAACCTGTTGAATCTAATGAAGAATAGAGAGTAGGTGAACTATATTTATAATTTCGAAGAAGAATTAAAAAAATATGGGCTAACCCAATCAACTTATGAACAGGTTTTACAAGAAATTTCTAATAAAATGTCTGGAATATCAGATATAGATTGGAAAGAAATTGTAGATAAATATGATATAAAATGTCATTATGATAGCGTCAGAAAGGCTAGTCAGACCATATTTGGCAATTATTTTGTTAGAGAATATTTAAAAGCTAAAAACATAACAGAAAAAAGTACTACTCTTGATGATGCTAAAGAAGTATTAGGTGAACAATATATTGTTAAACAGCAAATACATAATGATAGATTGAAACTCAATAAGTTAAAAAGAGATTTAGTTCCTTGTATTACAGTTGCAGATGAATTGAAGCAGTATATGAAAGATAATAATTTCTCAATGGAAATTCCTACATATATGTACTCTTCTGTTGAAGAAGAATCTGATTACACTATGATATGTCATATTACTGATTGGCATATTGGCTATATAATTAACAATTGTAATGGTAATAATTTTAATTGGGAAATTGCTAATGAAAGAATAGATAAATATATTTCTGAATGTAAGAAGTATATTGAATTATATAATATCCGTCAGGTTCTGGTTATATCAACAGGTGATATGATCGAGAATTCATATATGAGAGAAACACAAGCACATAATTGTGAATTTTTACAATCTATGCAGATACATAAGGCTACTAAACTAATATATAGATTATTAGTCGCTTTAGCTGAAGATTGCAATGTTGTATTTGGTGGTATTGCTGGAAATCATGATCGTATGTCAGGTGACAAGAAAAAGAATTATGAGGGCGACAACGCAAATGTGCTTATTACTGAACATATTAAAGATTTGGTTGATGTAAGTGGCTGTGAACGCATTTCTATATTAGATACAAATTATAATGATTCTGAGATAAATATTACTGTTTGTGGTTTATCTTGTAAATTTATTCATGGTGATAAATATAAAAATGATAGATATAATCTTGCAAAAATTATTTCTAGTGATAATCAGTTCTATGATTTAATCTTTAGTGGACATCTCCACAATTTTTCCATTCAGTCAGAAAATCATGGTAGATATGCTATATCTACAGGCTGCTTAAGCGGATTCAATGATTTTTCCAAAAATTTTTATTGTAGTAGTGTAGCATCTCAAACAATAGTAATTTTAAAAGATAACGAAGTTGAAATGATAAAAGATATTCAGCTTAGTTAATTATATTTTGTTCTTATGAGGATAGTTTTATACTATCCTCTTTTATTTTTATTTATTTTGTATAGGAGGAATATAAAATGGCTACATATAATGTACATGCAGGTCACTGTCCACAGGATCAGGGTGCTTATGGTGCAGTTGGTATTTTACAGGAGTCTGTTGAAGACAGAATCGTCAAGAATGCTGTAATTGCAAAGTTAGAAGCACTTGGACATACAGTTTATGATTGTACGTGTGATGAAAACACGTCACAGAATGGTTGTTTAGCAGCGATTGTTGCTAAATGTAATTCACATAATGTTGATTTAGATATATCTATACATCTTAACTCTGGTAGAGATGATTACGAAGGCGATGATTCTACTGGTGGTACAGAAGTTTACGGATATGACACTGGAACAGAAGAAATTGGTTCGAAGATTTGTGAGGCAATTTCAGAAAAACTTAATATTAGGAACAGAGGATTTAAAACCAATTCAGGACTTTATGTTCTTAGAAACACAAAAGCCCCTGCTATCTTAATTGAATGTTGCTTCGTGGATGATAGAGACGATGCTAACAGATGGGATGCTGAAGCCTGTGCGAATGCTATAGTCGAAGCCTTAACAGGCGAAGTAGTATCAGAAGATTCAAGTGAAGATTGTTCTGACAATGATAGTTCGGATAATAATGAAACTACAGGTGGTAGAACTAATGATTTAGGTCATGTTGATGTTTATTATAGGGCTAAGTCAAATAATCGTTGGTGGGATGAAGTTCATGATAGAGATGATTGGGCTGGTGCTAGTGATGATCAGGCAATTACAGGTATTGCCATTGGTGTTAGTGAAGGTTATGTAAGATATCAGGTTCACTTACTTAACGGCGATTGGCTTCCAGAAGTTGATGGCTATGACATTAATGATGACGAAAATGGTTACGCAGGTAACGGTAGAACACCTATTGACGCATTAAAAGCAGTATTCTATACACCTGATGGTTATGAATACAAGTGTCTATATATACAGGTATCGCCACAGGGTATGGACGAATATTACCCTGTTCAGATAGATGATCAAACTGTAAATGGACAGGACGGATATGCTGGTTGTTTTGGTAGATATATTGATAAGGTTCAGCTTTGGGTTGAATAAGATTTTTTTGAGGGAGTAGATCGTATTGACTACTACCCTCTTTTATTAAATCAGCATTTATTATATTAAAAGTGCAAAAACATTATAGATTAAAAGGAGATTTTTTTTATGAATAAGACAGAATTAGTTGCAAAGACACAGGAAAATATTGATATAAATGTATCAAAGAAGGATTTAACTACTATTGTTGATGGTGTAATAAAATCAATAACTGATGAACTTATAGCAGGTGGCAAGGTTCAGTTAGTTGGTTTTGGTACATTTGAAGTAGTTGAAAGAGCTGCTAGAGAAGGTAGAAACCCACTTACAGGTGAGTCACTTCACATAGAAGCTTCAAAAGCACCTAAGTTTAAAGCAGGTAAGGCACTTAAAGATGCCGTAAAGAACGCTTAATTTGAAAGGTTGTGATTATTATAAAAACATTACATTTTGAAGACTATGAAGATTTTGCTTGTGTTGTTTCAAATACATACGACAGAATAAAATCTGATGACAAATACAACTCAATAGACGTTGTTGCTAAATATGAAGATGCAAAAGAGATTATTCGTGAACTTATTGGAATTGGATACGGTATTGCATTTATTGATAAGTTTGGTAATCCAGAATGGGATGGGTATGACGATGCTTTCGTTATTAGCTTATTAGATGATGAAATCTGGTGCGAACCAGTTAAGAGAGATAATGGATACATCTTTATTGAAGCCGATGTTGTATACATCTTTGATGATTGTAATTCCAAGATTATTCCAAAGATTGAAGCTGATGAGGTATATGAAGTAGGAATTGGCAATGAATATGATGATTGCGATGGTGATTGTGAAAACTGTCCTGCGCATGATGAAACTTATTTACATACTTCTGAAGACGAAGATGGAAATACTCACGGATTTACTGCTAGTAGATCAGATGGCGACTCTTATATGAGTTATTCTTACTACTCTAGCAATGAGTTAAGTCATGAAGATATTCAGAAGATGTTAAAGGCTTTTGGATTTTAGATTATTTGGAGTGTGTGGCGTATGTTGCACGCTCTTTTTGTATGGGTAGGTCGTATAGCGGCAATTACACCTGACTGTAAATCAGGCGCTTCGGCTTCGTTGGTTCGAGTCCAACCCTACCCACTAATTTAATGTTTTCTGTGAATGGAAACAGAGAATAAATATATGTTCTCATGATTAGTGGCATAGCTGATTATGGGATTTATGATGAATATATAAAAATGCGACAAGAAGCGGTTAGTTAATGATACTACTGCTTCTTTTTGTTTGAAAGGAAGTGAGATTTTATGGGTAGAAAAATACAACACAATAATATTGTTACCGATGAGTTATTGACTCAGTGTAATAAAGAAAATATAGAATTAGGAAATGACTTTTTGGATTATCTTCGTTCAGTGGATAGATCTCCGAATACAATTAATGCGTATAGGCGTGACCTTTTTATTTTTTGGGTTTATCTACTTAAGCATTGTGACAACAAATTCTTTATTGATTTATCTAAGAGGGATATTGCTCGTTATCAGAGTTTTTGCCTTACTGAATATAAATGGTCGCCAGCTAGAATGCGTAGAGTAAAATCTACTCTCTCATCGCTTTCAAATTATGTAGAAGCTATATTGGATGATGAGTATGAAAATTTTAAACCAATTATACGCAAAATTGAAAATCCTGCAAATGAGAAAGTATTTACTAAAACTGTATTATCTGATGAGCAAGTACAGGGAATGCTTGATTATTGGGTTGAAAAAGGCAAGTATGACAAGGCTTGTATTTTAGCATTAGCTGCATTTAGCGGTAGACGTAAGAGTGAATTACCACGATTCAAAGTGTCTTATTTTGATGACGAAAATATTATATATGGTTCTTTATATAAGACACCTGAAAAAATCCAAACAAAAGGAAGAGGATCTCGTGGAAAAATGTTAGTGGTGTATACACTTGCAAAACCGTTTAAGCCATATTTTGATTTGTGGATGAATTATAGAAAAGAACACGGAATTGAATCAGAATGGTTATTTCCAAAGAAAGTAAATGGAGAATATATAGATGAACCTATGGATTCAAGCACTCTTGACAGTTGGGCTGATACATTCACCAAACATTTAGGAGAAGACTTTTATTTCCACAGTCTTCGTCACTTCTTTACAACTTCTTGTTCTCGAAGTGGTCTTCCTGATGATGTAATTCAAATGCTAGTAGGTTGGAGTTCCCTTGATATGGTTTCAGTGTACAAGGACATTGATGCAGATGAGCAATTCGCAAAATATTTTGCAGATGGAGAAATTAAACAAGTAGAACAAAAATCACTCTCTGATTTGTAGACAATCCCGATGAAGCTTTCATCTAACCCTTGACAAATTCAAAAATATGCATTCTTAAAACAAAAGAATAAATAAATACAACAACTTATCTATAGGTAGAAAATGGTTCTCTACACACTCTTCGGAGTATCTGAGATGATGGATACACCGCCCATCATAGATAAGTTAAATAAGCTGCTCACATCCAAAAGAAGTGAGGGCGGTCTATCAATCCGTTGATAGATTTTTACAAGTGAGCTGTCACTGACCGATATGTGACATAAATATAAAGGTCGGTTTGCGAAATTATTGACCTTTGGAATGGTCTAAAACTTCCCACTGCTACTGCTCATTGGCGGTGTTATGGAAAGGTCTTGCCTTAATAGACGATTAACATATTTTGGCATTTACTATTCATATAGCATTGTAAGTCTTAAAACGGTCAATATCAACCATAGAAGTGATCGTGCTTCTCTGCGTTAATGAGAACCATTAAATTCAAGTTTGTACTACAGTGTCTTTCGAGCTTGTGGTCTAAATATTAAAAACCAATGTCTATTAGGCTTTTATATGAAATGGAATTATCGCTAGTTTCTTTTCTGAATTTTTGAGATAGATAATAGCGAATGACTACTGGGCGGTCTGACATCTGGAAAGACAGATAAATATGGAGTGTCACTATATAAGCGCAATATATTTTGGGTGACACAGGTAGTAATCTCCTTCTCGTGTGTTGGTTAGCGAGTAAATCTGATTAAAGTGATTTTGAAAAGCATGGATACCTAGTGTGTCTAATTTATAAACTGGATGTGTACAGTCCAATATCAGCTAGTTAGTGCTTTATGCTGATTATCATAGCGGAATGACGAGCAATGGAAGCTCACTTGGCTCATAACCAAGAGAATGCAGGTTCGAGTCCTGTTTCCGCAACTCAACGATTAAAAGGAAAACGAAAAAAAGAAAGGAGCGTATATAATGGCAAGTAGATTGATTATTGAGCAAGAGCCATTAAAAGTTGGACAGGTTCGTAAAGTTACATCCAACAATGGTGAAAAAATAGATTCTATTACTTTACTCTTAAACAACAACGTGGAAATTTTGTTCGTGCCACGGAATGACGGAACATTAGATTTTTCAGTAAGTGATCCACAATTTGATACGTCAAATTTAGATTGCTCTATTGATAAAGAAGTATTGCGTGATTTATTTATGGCTATTAGAGACGGATATAAACAAGTAATTGCAAATGAAACTGAAAGTGAGGGAACAAATTCATGAAATTAAATATTAGTAAAACTATTGATGAAAATATTATTGGTGTAGATATTTCTGTCGCAGAATTAGGTACATCTGATACTGATGCTGCTACTGAAAAAGATATGTTACATAATTTTGTCAGAACAATCGAATATTCTAAGATATCCTTTAAATCTAATATGAAAGCTGACTCTAATGGAGATCCAGTTACAACTGATAGTGAAGTTGATGATTCAACTATTATCTCTGTTGAATTAAAAGATATTATCAACCAGTCATTTGTTGTGGATGAAAACCTTCACATTACATTCTCTATAGATGTTACAAAGATTCCAGAATCAGAAGTCAAAGCACCTTTTGATAGTGTTGAGAAACTTGGTAAGGCAAAAGTTGAACTTTTCGCTACTAAGATTCAGGAAGAAATCGGTAAGAAGCTTGCTGAGATTCGTGCCTTGAACACTAAGTTTGAAGGTAAAACAGAAGTTATTCTGTAAAAATTATGGGTGGTACTCTTCCACCCTAAATATGCTCGGTTAGTCAAGTGGTCAAAGACCTCCGACTTTCTATCGGATAACATGGGTTCGAATCCCATACCGAGTATTATTATGCGGTAAACCTGACGCCAAAACCTATTTTTTGGATGCATACGAAACTTAGGCGTGTAAGCTCAACACTTACTACCGCTCTATGTCTATTGCGGTTTTCGAACAGGTACTGTTGCAACAATAGGATATGTTATATACAGCTTAAATGAAAGTTCGGAGTTTGAGAACTCAATGAGAAAGACAATAAATTTTCAATAAATAGCTGATACTTAAATGGACAGCGAGGCTATATGGTATTTATATAGTAACAGAGAGTTGCTTCATGAGGCGACTCTCTTTATCTGTAGTATTGGCAGAGTTGGTATTGCACCTGATTGCTGATCAGAGGTCATCGTTTATTCGGTGCATAGGTTCAAGTCCTATATACTATGCTCATGTCGTGTGTCCGATTGGTCGAGGGTGCTGTCTTGAAAACAGTCTGGATGTAAAAGTCTTTGGGGTTCGAATCCCTAACACGGCGTATGCACCTATCTTTTGGCAAGAATGAAGTCTCCAAAACTTCTAACCTGTGTTCGATGCGCAGTGGGTGTGCTAAGTGAAGTGAATTGCACTTTCATTGAAAATTTAATATTGGAAAGTTTGAGAAGTCATTTCGTATGAAATGGCTTCTTTTTTTATATTGAAATAAAAGGAGGTGGTCGTTAGTTTGGCTACGACAAAAGAGACACAGCCTACAAAATTAACGGCTGCACAATTAAAGAAGAAAGTTGAAACACAGGAAGAGAAAATCAAGTCACTTAAAGAGGGTGCTTGGTGTTACATGTGTGATACTCATAAAGCTAAAGATAAATTTTATGTAAGTACAGATCCTATGAGTAAAAGTGGTCTTACTCCAATTTGTAAAGACTGTGCAAAAAAGATAGCCCTTAAAATTGGGAAGGACAAGGTTGAACATGAGCCTGATAAGAACTCTGTAATCGAAACAATGAGGTATCTTAATAAGCCTTTTTTGTCAAAATTATGGGATGCTAGTATTCAAGAATCGGAAAATTTAGCTTTAGGCAAAGTTCGTTCTAATGGTTATTATTCATATATAAAGAATGTTGCTATGGGACAATATAACACTCTAACATTTAAAGATTCAGATGTTTTTGATAATAATACAGTCGAGGAGGAAACTTCAAAAGAACAAACAACCGAGGAAGAACTTATTGAATCACATGCAGGGTTGGATACATATGATAGTTTTTTAAAAAACAAAAATGATGTAATTCGATTACTAAGTTATGATCCTTTTGAAAAAGAAGATATAGCCGACCAACCATTCTTATATTCACAGCTATTAGGATTATTAGATTCTAGTGAAGACGCTAATGAAGATATGATGCGTACTTCTTCTGCTATTTCTATTGTTCGTGGATTTTTACAACAGTCTAAAATTGATGACACTATATCAAAGTTGATGTGTGACATTTCTAATATTGAACGAAATTCTGCAACAATTAAATCTTTGCAAGAAAGTAAAGGTAAGATTACTTCTGTTATTACAAGTCTTGCACAAGATAGTTGTATTTCATTAAAACATAATAAAAATGCTAAAAAAGGTGAAAATACATGGACTGGAAAAATCAAGAAAATTAAGAGCCTTAATCTGCGAAGTGGTGAGGTCAATGGTTTTGATATTGATACATGTAGAGGTATGCAACAGGTTCAGGAAATCAGTGATGCTTCCATTATGAAACAATTGGCACTTGATGAATCTGAGTGGTCAGATATGGTTTCTGAAATGCGTGTCGTTAACACTGGTCTTAGAAAAGAAAAGGATGCTTACCAAGAAATTAACAGAATACTATTAAGAGAAAATCTTGATTTAAGAGATACATTAAAAGAAAACAATCTATTAAATGAAGAACAGTTAAAAGATTTAAAAGATGTATATTCTGTATTTGCAGAGTTTGATGAAGTTGAAGAGTCTCCTGACGATGAAACAAAGGAGGTTACTGAAAATGAATCAGAATAAGCAAATGATTATGAATTATTATCAGAATGAAATTCTTGATTATGATAAAGATTTTTATAACCAATATGGAATATATGTAAAACCACATGGTTATTCTATCTCATCTCGTAAAATTGAGTCTTATATTCAAATTGCTGAAATTCAAAAATATCTGCAATGCAACCCAGTAAAAGCCATAGATCTTTTTTTCAACATAGAGCTTTTAGATGGGCAGGCACTTCTTGTACAAAGAAGTTGGGTTTGTCCAAATGTACTTGCTGTATGTACTCGTGGATATGGTAAAAGTACAGTTATTGATCTTGAGATAATGTCAAAAGATATGTGTTTTTGTAATGTATGGACATACATTGCAAGTGGTACAGGCGGTCAGGCTGAACAAACTTTTACTACTTTGGAACGACTTGCCAATGATAACATTGATACATTTTACGGTTCAACTGGTTCTTTATTTAAGAACGAGATTGAAATTAAAAATGCAGCAGGTGATGGATTTTCACACTCGTCCAATGGTTTTTCCTATTCATGTTATAACGGATCTATGACTAGGACATTGAACGGAAATATAGATGCAAAAAGAGGTATGCGAGGCACAGTAATTTTTGATGAAAGTGGTTTCTTATCTGATGAAATGATGAATGTATATGGTGCATTTGCCGTTGTAAATAAAAGTTTAAAAACTGGTAAAGATGTAGATGGTAATTCAATAGATCCAATTCGTCAAAGATGTTTGCCACGAGATTTATCATATCAAAAATATTACATCAGTTCAGCATCTTCAACTGATACTCAGTTTTGGAGATTATATCGAGATTTTTCAAAACAGCAAATTATGGGAAATCCAGATTATTGTGTATTACATATAGATTGCGAGCAAGCATTTAAACCAACTCTTAGAGGTGAATTAGTTACTCCTCTTCTATCTCGAAATACTGTTGAATCGGAAATGAGAACAAACCCAGAAAAAGCAAGACGTGAGTATTATTGTATTTTTACTACAGATGCTGGCACTGATGCAATTATTCGTAGAGGTGTTATTACACGAAACGAAGAAACAAGAAAACCTCTTCTTTACAATGATACAGGTGATAAAAAATTCGTCATTACATATGATCCTGCAAGAAGTAGAGATAATTCAGTAATTCTTGTTGGTGAAATTTATGAATATGAACAGGTTGATGGAAGTATCGACACAAGAATGAGATTGGTAAATTGTATTAATCTTATTGATGTTGGTAAAAAAATCAAATCTCCTATGCAAACACCAGATCAGATTGAATATTTAAAAAAAGTAATTCTTGATTATAACGGTGGAGCTGATGCATATGGAAATATTGTTGGTATATACATTGATGCAGGTAGCGGCGGATCAGGGGTTAATATAGCAGATTATTTGATGCCAGATTGGACGGATTCTGCTGGTATTGTTCACAGAGGATTAATTGATAAGGAATACTCTGCTGATTATGTTAAGAAATTTCCTAATGCAGTAGACAAAGTGCATCTTATGTCTCCTGCTGGTTATAAATCTGAAATGTATGAAGCAATGATTGAATTAATGAATCAAGATAAAATCAGCTTTACCGCACAATATGATCACAAAGGCTATCTCACTGTTTTCGATGTTGATGAAAAGAAGCTGGCTAAAGAGAAAGAAAGAATTTCTACCGAGCTCAGGAAGCAAAAAGTTAATGAGAAAGAATTTGAAACTAAGCTTAATGAAGAATTAGAAAAAATTGAATCAGTTAATACAAAGACTATAAAGCTTGATTGGCAAGATGAAATTGCACTTGCTAACATTGATGCTTTAAAAGAAGAACTTGTAAATATGGTTCGTAAGAAAAGAGATTCTGGAAAAGATTCATTTGAACTTACGCCTGAAAAAGCCAATAAGCTCCACGATGATCGTGCGTATACGGCGTGTATGGCTTCTTACGCCCTCATGTGTGAACGTAGAAAAGCTATTACAAATAAAAAGCGACCAACTGAAGATGCCACAAGTTTCATCAATAAGCTTCCAATCCGTAAAGCAAAATACAATTAAGGAGGTGCATTATCAAATATGCCTAGACCTAAGAAAGTAGATGCAAATTCTAATGCACCTGCTAAAGTAAATAATTCACAGAAGAAAACCACTTCTTCTACTCCAAAACAGCCAACCGCAAATGAAATGCGTGAGTGGTATGAGAAAAATAAAAGTAGACTTGAACGTTATGAGGATGCAACAAGTGCTATTACAAGTCTTCGAGATATTCAGAAATCATCCAGATATACATCAATCAGTAACTACTCCAAGGAAGATGTAAAATCATACATAAAGAACATCTCTTCTAATGAAAAGAATCTACGAAGTTTATCTCGTTATCTTTATTATCGTTCAGAAATCTATTATCGTCTTTGTAAATATTATGCAAATCAGATTGATCTTACAATTCGTAATATAGTTCCCCCATTTATAATCTCAGGCGAAAATGATGTGAAATCCACACTACAAAAGTATCAAGAAACGGTTGATATAGTTGACACTCTAGGATTGAATTATGAATTTCGTAAAGCTGCGTCTATCACTTTAAGAGAAGATGTATTTTATGGATGTGCTTATTATACAGAAGGACAAGGAATGTTTGTTCTTCCATTAGATCCAGATTATATGAAAATAGCAGGTATGTTTCCTGATGGTTCATTTGCAGGAGCTATAGATATGAGTTATTTCCGTAGTCATCAGGAACTTCTTGAATATTGGGGAGAGCCATTCAATAGTATGTGGAACACATATCAGAGCACAAATGAAAAATATCAGCTAATTCCAGAAGAATATAATGTATGTATTAAATTTAGGTCTGAAGACTGGGAAACCATCGTTCCAGTGCTTACACCTATATTTTTATCATTGATTGATCTTATGGACGCTTCTGATTATCAAGCAGTTCAACAGGCAGCTAATATTTATAAATTAGTGTGGCTTGAAATGAAAACTATGGGTAATGATGTAGATGATTGGGCTGTAAATCCAGATATAATGATTCAGTATTTTAATCGTATGCTTGAAGAAGCATTACCGCCTTATATCTCCGCTGCTATTGTTCCTGGCGAATTACATGAAATTAGTTTTCCAGATGATGCAACAGGTGATGTAACAAAGGTTGAAAAGGCTACAAAAGAAATTCTCAATACGGCTGGTGGTGCTCAGATATTAAACCTAAATTCCGCTTCTAATTCTACTGCCTTTAAATATGGCGTACTTGCAGATTCTACATTTTCTATTTCAACTCTTATTCCACAGATCCAAGCTATTGTTAATAGACTTCTATCTAATTGGATTTCTGAACCTTGTAGGGTTAAATTCTTTGATGTTTCTATTTATCAGAAGGATGATTTTAGAAAATCAATCTTGGAATCATGTACTAATGGATTACCAAACAAAATTCTTTATAACACATTAAATGGCGTATCTGAAAAAGATACGTTATCTATGAACTTTTTGGAAGAAGACTGTTTGCAGCTTAGTTCAAAATTCAAACCGCTATCTAGCACTTATACTCAGACAGGCAATAATAAAAGCGGTGGTCAAGAGAAGGATGATTCGGAACTTACAGATGCTGGACTTCGTACAAGAGACGAGAATTTAAATGATAAATAGGAGTTGGTGGAATGAATCAAAAATTTATACAGACACAAGATGCACCTACTGCTACTCTCCTATCCCAATTAGGATATCAACAGGTGCAAAATTCTAATGGTATTTATGTATTTTTGAATACTGATACTCTTCGGTTTTCAGAAAATATAGATATAAATAAATTAAAGTATACAAATATGCTTACATTTTAGTCGTCTTCCTTGGGCGACTTCTATTATGTCAGAAAGGAGGAAAAGACTAAGTAGATGCCAAAGGTTATTAAAAAGAAAATTTTAACTGAAGATGATTTACTAAAATTTTGCCAAGAACAAAAATTTGCAAAATTCAGTTCTAAAGATACTGGCTATCAGTTGGCTTTAAAAGTACCTACTACTTTCGAGGTAGATGATACCGTAGACGAAAATCATCGTGGAATGATGCGTCTAAAATTCAGAATTTTTCATACAGGACTTAACAGAAATAAGAGTTATGTATCAAAAGATGCTGCTGAGAAAGCAATGAATACGATTGCTGACAGACCTGTGTTGGCTGCAATCCATCAGCTTACAGACGGAACTTGGGATTTTAAAGGACATGAGATGGAAATCGTTAAGGATGATAAAGGTAACGAAGAACTTAGATATATTGAATCTCAAGTTGGTTCTTTTTCATCTGAACCTGCATTTTGGGAACATGATGATAGCTTAGATAAAGATTATGTATGTGCTTATGCTTATATAAGTGAAGAATATACAAAGGCTTGTGAAATTATTCGTGTAAAACAAGGTTCAAAAAATAGTTGCGAGCTTTTTATTGATGAACTCTCTTACAACGCCAAGGAGAAGTATCTCGAATTAAACGATTTCTATGTAAACGCTTCGACTTTGTTAGGAAGCCATGATGATGGCACAGAAATTCAGGAAGGCATGGAAGGTTCTCGTGCAGATATTGCAGATTTTAGTGTAAATAACAATTCGGTAAAATTTGACAAAGATGAAAAAATGATTGAACTCTTAGAAAATCTTAACAAGACACTTTCTAATTTCAATAAAGAACAGACTCCTGTTCAAACACAATCAGAGGAAGGAGGAACAAATAACAAAATGACAAAATTTGAAGAGTTACTTGCCAAATATGGTAAGACTGCTGAAGATGTAACATTCGACTACGCAGAAATGTCAGATGAGGAACTTGAAGCAAAATTCGCTGAGATGTTCGATAATGACAATTCAGACGGAGACAATTCAGATAACGGAAAATCTGGTGAGCCTTCCAATGATGGAGAAGGTGATGGCGAAGGAGCTTCTGATCCAGATGACGATGAAGGTGGAAGTCAGACTTTTGAAAAGATTGTTCGTACATATGAGATTTCTCATGAAGATACAAGATATGCACTCTATAATCTGTTAGCACCATACGAAGAGTCAGATAACGATTATTACTATATATCAAATGTATTTGATTCTTATTTTGTATATGAGGGTTGGTGTACTGATAAAATCTACCGCCAGAATTATACAAAAGATGGAGACAATGTTTCATTTGATGGTGAGCGTATAGAATTATTCCGTGAGCTTTTGACAGCAAGTGAGAAAGCTGAACTTGAATCTATGCGTTCTAATTACGCTGCCCTTAAGGAATTCAAAGAGATAGCAGAAAAGAATGAACTTCATGCACAGAAAGAAGCTATTATCAATGCTGATAATTATTCTGTTCTTACAGAGAAAGATTCAGAAGGAAATTATGTAAATGCTGATTTCGCTGAATTAGTAAAGACCATGGATAATTATTCTGTAGAAGACTTTGAAACAAAGGTAAAGGTTATGCATTCAGATTATATGTCTGAACATGTGAACTTCTCTTCTATTGACACAAAGAAAAACACAAATTCAGTTAAAATACTTACAGATATGAATAAGAAATCAAAGCCTAAGAAAAACTACGGCAACTTATTTGATTAAAAACTGAATATAACTTCATTTCGTACAGAACGCTTTATGCGTTCTTTTTTATTGCAAAAAAAAACAAAATTTAAGGAGGAAAACATAATGGCTATTAAATATGCTGCTACAAAATTTCCACAGATGGAAATTGGTAATTTACTTGCTCAGGATTATGGTGAGCACATTTTATCCGTAAAGATCACAGAAGATACACCTAACGGATATCATTTCAAACCAGGTAAGATGACTTCTCTTGATAATTGGGAGATGGAAGCTGCAACTGAAATTGATGCTTATATCGCAATGAAGGATGCGTCAGGAAGATACCTTGTTGTAATTAGAGATCCAAAGGGAGTTGGTGTTATCTATCAGAAACCCCTCAACAATGTCGAGAGTCCTCGTTCACTCGCACTTGCTTCTAATTTCTATAACGATCCAGCAGATGGTGCAGTTCGTGGATACATGCTTCATTCACAGGATCGTTATTGGCTTACAGAGGACAACTTTGATGGCTCACCTACAGTTGGAGCTGAAATCACAACGATTTCTAGTGGAAAATTAAAAATTGGTGCGTAATAGAAAGGAGGATATAGAATAATGATGAGATTTAGTACAGAACATTTAAGAAAAGTTTTTGAAGATGCTGATAAGTATGAAAATTTTAAGAAGCTTACATACAATTTAAATCACGGAATTGATATTTATGAGTACGATGATGACGGAAACCAGAGAAAGGTTTCTAAGCACGAAGCAAACAAGGCAATCCGTAAAATTATTATGGAGGTATGTGACCTTACTGAAGATGATCTTAGATCCAACAAGAGACGTGAAAGAGCTTTAGAGCTTCATCACACAGAAGTATATGAGTTACTTGAGTCTGATATTGATTTTAAGGTAGATACAGCATTTAAGGAATCTGAGTGGTTTAATGATTTTGTAGATATGAGAAATGTTAAACTTGGTGACGAGGAAGAGTTCTGGTCAAGAGAAAAGGTTATGCTTGCTGTTGCTGAAATCAGTGGCGACCATCATGATCTGACTTTACAGTACTTAAATGAAGGTACAGCACACAAGATTCATACTAAGAAGTATGGTGTAAAGATTGGTAAGGATATTGATCTTATTTTACTTGGACGTATTGATTTCACAGAGCTGACAGATAAGATTGCAGAAGCATTCGTATATAAGGTTCAGGAACTTTGTTATACAGGAATTTATGGTGCTGCTACTAAGTTACCTAACAACTCTCAGTTCGTAAAAACAGGTGCTTTATCTGCTTCTACAAAAGACAAGTTTGATACACTTCTTGAGGATATTGGAACAGCCAATAGCGCAGAAGTTGTTATTATGGGTACAAAGACTGCATTAAAGAAACTTAATGGTCTTACAGAAGTTGATTGGAGAAGTTTATCTCAGAAGGAGGATGTTGCTAAGACAGGTCGCCTTGGTACATATGAGGGAACAGAACTCATTGAGATTCCTCAGAGATTTGCTTTCAATGATGTAACAAAGAGACTTATTGACGATAAGAGACTTCTTATCTTTGCAAAGAATCAGGAACAGTTCGTGTGGTTCACAGATAAGGGCGAAACTCAGATTTATGAATCTGGTACTCAGAAGGGTGAACACGCTGATGACTTCCAGAAATATGAAGTTCAGAGAGAAATGGGTGTTGAGGTAGTATTACCACAGTACTTTGGTCAGTGGACTCTTGAGTAATAAATAAAATTGAGTGGTTAGATTATCTAGCCACTCTTTTTATATTGGATAGAAAGGGAAAAATAAATGGCATATACAAAAAAGACAACCACAAAAGCAGTAGAAAATACTAATACTGATGTGGCTGAAAAGAAATCAGAAAAAAAGAAGTTTGAGCCAACAGAAATGATTCCATGTGTGTCTCTTACCGCAGGAGAATTATTTTATGTTGGACTTAAATCAGATACTTTATATACATTTGCAGATATTGATGACGTTCAGGAAATTGAATTTAGAGATTTGGATTATGCAGCAAGGAAGGGTGACAAGATGATGTTTAAACCTCGTTTTGTTGTGCAGAATGCAGATTTCATTGCATTACATCCAGAACTTGATGATTTATATTCTACTCTTCATTCAACAAATGATTTAAGAGATATTTTAAAGATGACTCCTTCGCAAATGGAAAAAGCAATCTATTCTCTTCCAATTGGAGCACAGGAAGCATTAAAAACCATTGCAACAAGTATGGTTGATGACGGAACACTTGATTCTGTTAAGAGAATTCAGACACTTGATTCTATTTTTGGAACAGAGTTGCTTTTAAAATTGAATATGTAGTAAAGGAGGCTCACAATGACGCTTCCATACGAAACAATTTTTTCAAGAACAAGAGGACGAATTTCAGATCCGAAAGAACTCTCTCTTGACGAAAACGATTTGCTTGAAATTTATACAGAGCGATTAAGCAATGTAATTGCTAATCCAAGGGTGCGTAGACTATTCTCTTCTCTCACACTCGATGATGAAATTCAACAGTTGGATTTCACACTGAATAATTCAGTAGATGAAACGGCTGATATGAATTTTGTCGTAGGAATTCTTGTGCTTGGAATGACGATTGAGTGGTTACAGCCACAGGTTGATTCTATTATGCACACATCAGTAATGATAGGTGGTAAAGAAGAAAAGAAGCTACTCGACAATCATAAAAATATGATTGATCGTCTGGATTCCATGAAAACTGAATTAAATAAACGTATTCGTGATTACGGATATATGTACAATTCCTATATTAACATGGAGTCCTAATATGCAATACATATATGGTAACTTTACAGACAAGCAAATCAATGAAGCAGTTCGTGCAATGCATGGTGATATTCACAAACTACTGCTCTATAAAGACAAAACAATTGAAGAGAAAATATTTGAAGATGATGATGCATTTCTCGTCTTCTTTGAAAACGTTATGTTTAAATTAGGTGGTACAAAAACCCTATTTAACGACAACGGACTTATGGTAACTCTTATGGCGACTTTACAAGGTGCTATGGATAATTTTAAGAGTGACCATTTTAGTTATAAAAAATTCCGTAGGGCAATCTTAGATTCTCACGGATATATTAAGCAGATGTTTGAGGGAGGTGTAAGCGATGCCGAGTCTACAAACAGCTAGGCGTGTCGCAAACGCCAAGAACAACGGTGCTAAAACAATTGGTCAGATTTATAAGGAACAATCTGATTGGGCAATGGAACAGACTTGGGATAACAGTATTGCTTCCAAGACTTGTTATATCTACGATCATTTTCATGATGACTTCTTCACAGATGAACATGGAATTACACGTTCACTTGCTGAAGGTATGACATATGAAAACACCAATAAGACAAAAATAGATGCAAAGTTTATTGTCAAATCTTATCAGTCAATGGACAAAGACCAAGTGGAATACTATCTTATGTTTCGTCCAAATCAGCCTGTAAGATTTAATGAAGGTGATGATCTTTATTATTATGAGACTGATTTTAAGAAACGCTTTGGAGCGACATTTCCGATAGGTCTTTACGTGGATGTCCCAGATGACAGAGGAGTTTATCATAAATGGATTATTTGTCGTGATGAACCTGCAAATCAGTTTCCAAAGTATCTGATTTTACCAGTAAATTACGAACTTACATGGATTGAAAAATCTAATGATAAGCGCATTAAGAGACGTATGTGGTGTTGTTTAAGACAACAGAATTCTTACACGATTGGAACTTACACAGACCGATATTTTACACACACAGATAATCAGGATAAGATATGGTTGCCAATGAATTCTATTACAGAGAAGTTTTGGTACACTTCTGAAGATTCTAAAAATATGCGAGTTGTAGTAAGTGCTTTAACAGAACACCCTACCGTATGGACAGTGACCAAGGTTGAAAATTCAATGCCATTTGGTATTCAAAAACTTACTATATATACGGCATTTTGGAATGAGCATACTGATTATGTCAATCTTGAAACAGGCGAAATGTATGCGAACTATTTCGATTCAGAAATCGCCCCAACAGATCCATTTACTCCAACCGCTCCCCCCTCTTCCATTACAGCAAGAATTTCAGCATCCACTTCAACAATAAAAGTTGGTGGCAGCTATAAAAATCTCACAGTAAATCTATTTAATGATTCCAATGAAGATATTACAACTGAATATGCTGATGCAACTTTTACATGGACTTGCTTTATTGATAATGAAGATTGGACAGATAAAGTAACATGGCGAACTGGTACAGAGTACAACCAAAAGAAAGTAAAGTTTCCTAATGGCACTTCTGTTATCGGCAAAATATTGTCTGTTAAGTGTGAAATTGTTAAGGATAACTTGCTGATTGAATCTGAAATTTTGCCGTTGGAATTAACTGAATAGGAGGTGTTTATGGCAGAAAAATTAGTTACAAAGAATGACTTATTGAATAAGCTTCGTGCATATAAAGAATCTCCTGATGATGATGTAATTCGTATCAAAAAGAAAATTGAAAAGATTTTTCTACAGTGTCCTGAAATATTATATGCACTTAATGAAAAAAAACTTGAATCAGAACTTTTTGATGATGACGGAAATATTAATTGGGAATGGAATGAAGAATTAGGTGAATATGAACCACTTGGAGAATGGGATAATTATATTGGTAGTACAGCAAATATACGTCCATTCTTATTCATTCCTGATACTCAGACAGAAGTTAAACATTATATTTGTTATCAAGTAGGAACTGATGAAAATGTCAGATATAATCCTACTGAAAAACTTCTTAATATCACATTTACCATTTTTGTACATGGAAATGATAGAGTTGACAAATTAACAGGTATTCCAAGACATGATTTGTTGGCGGCTCTTATTAGAGAAAATTTTGCCTGGACTGGTTTTGAAATTGAAAAACCTACCCCAATTGGAAATAAAGAATCTACAACAGATAATAATTATCTTGTTCGTACATTACAATATCAATGTGTACTTCCAAACGATCTTGTTATTTCTTCAAATGGTACTACTTCTTATAAGAATAAGAGGTGGTAATAATGGATAAAATGTTTTCTAATAATTCTTTTATTCAGCAAACTATAGAACAACAACTTTCAGATGAACAGATTCAAGAAGTTGAAGAATTAGGATTCAATCCTTTAAAAATGTATTTTGGTGAAGATTATGTAATAAATGAAAAAATTATAATTCATCAACCATCTATTCAAGACTTCATTGATTCAAATAGTGAAACTGATATTTATGGAGTAATTACACCATTTGTATCGAATACAACGGCTTATAGACTTCAACTTTGGGATATGGGCATTGATTGGAATAAAATCAGTAATCTTGAATTGTTCTCAATTCTCATAAAATCAATAGATTTCAATTATTCAAAATTAATATTTGGAGATATTGATTTTTCCACATTTAATTTATATCAAAAACAGGTTAATAGGGATACTGTATCAACTCTATATAGTCAAGAATTAGATTTGGAGATAGACGAAGATACAAGAAATAAGATGTGTAAATATATACAGTTTATGTTTAACTCTTTCCCACCAGAAGAAGAATTCACATCTAATAAGACACTTAAACAGGATTTGATAAATAAAGATAGACAGAAATTAATTCAAAAGAAAAAAGAGGTCTCTGAAAATAAAAATCAGCAAAGTCTTCTATCAATGATTGCTTTTTATCTTAATCATCCTGGTTGTCATTACAAAAAAAATGAATTACGTGAAGTCGGATATTTTGAATTTATGTATAACATTCAGCGAATTCAAATTTATGAATCAACTCGTGCCCTATTTGGTGGAATGTATAGTGGTATGTGTGATTTAAGTAAAGTGGATAAAAACGAATTTAATTTCATGCGTGATGTAAAAATCACAGCATGATTTTTTATTTTATAAAAACAATATTAAGGAGGAATAAAAATATGGCTTTTAGATTAGGCGATAAACTTTATAAAGAAATTCTTTATGGCTATGCAGAAGATTTAACTACAACAAATCCTTTGTATGTACTTACTCAGTTATCAGATGGTAGTGTTGAAACAACTGCTGAATCTACAGAAGTAAAGGATAAGAATGGTAATTTAGTTAAGAAAATTTGGAAATCAAAAGCTGGTACATTTTCTGCTAAAAATGCATTCGTTAACACAAACATTATAGCTGCTTCAGCAGGAACAACACCTATTTTTGCTTCTAATGGCAATAAGGTAACAATGCCAAAAATGTTCCATGTTAAGAAAGGTGCTGATGTTACAATCAAAGATTATGTAGCAGGTAGTGTAAAAGTTGCTCAGTATTTCGGTGATGGTTCTATTGGAAAAACATATACATTAGGAGAAACTGCAGATGCAGAAAAATTTGCAATAGAATCTACTTCTGGAAAGCTCTCACTTCCTACAGATACAGAAGCTGATATGTTCTTCATTAAGTATCTTAGAGAGTCTGAAACAGGTGTTATGATTCAGAATAAGGCTGATGAATTCCCAAATTCTGTAAAATTCATTATCAAGGCTACATATTATAATCCATGTAAGAAGAATGAATTAAAGGCAGATTATATTGAGTTTCCATCATTCCAGGTATCTCCTGAAACAACAGTTCCAATTAATGCAGATTCTGCGGAAATGGATTTCAAGGGTGATCTTGAAATTGATTACTGTGGAACTGATAAGGTACTTTATAACATTTACGATGCCGATGAAGTTGACGCAGAATAATTTTCAGAGGGTGGTTTATTGCCACTCTCTTTATTTATGTAAAGGAGTGAGAACTAAAATGGCAAATAATAGAATTTGTCTTACTTGTGGTAAACATTATGAGTATTGCGGTTCTTGTCCAAACAGTTTGAATCTCCCTGTATGGAAAAATATTTTTGATACAGAAAATTGTAAAACTGTATTTGAGACAGTTAGTGATTATGCTCAAAATGCAATTACTAAAGAATCAGCAAAAGTAAGATTATCAAAATGTGATGTTTCTGGTGTTTTTAAGGACAATATAAAAAAACTTATTGAAGATATTAATAAAGAAGATATTAAAAACACAGATACCAAAGATAACGAGTTTAAAATAAAAAGTGGAAATAAAAAGAAACCTATTTCTACAATAAATGATTGATATATGAGAGTGTGAATTTTAGGGAATACATTTTCATATGTTATGAATTTTGTGTTCCCTATTTTTTACGCTTGTGGAATGAAAGGAAATTATGAAATTTGATAAGGAATATTCTACTTCCTATGTAGAAGAAATGAAATTTCTAAGAGATAAAGGTATCAGATATACATGGGTATATGTTAATGAAGATAAAATCTCTGTATGGAAATATAAAAAAGAAAAAAGATTATGGGATGCATTATCAGAAATGTATTCTAAATTTAATTTGAATTAGGTGGTGATTGAATGTACTTAGACAATGCTTCGACCACTCCATTAAAACCAGAAGTGAAGGAATACGTCATATCTCTTTTAAATACATATCAGAATCCATCTTCTATGTATCAGTCAGGGGTAAATGTAAAACAGATTATATCCACTGCAAGAAATAATGTAGCAAAATTTATTAACGCTAATCCTGAGAATATTATTTTTACATCAGGCGGTTCAGCCAGTAATACTCTTGCTATTAAAGGATTTATAGGAAATACTATTAATTATAGTGTTTTATACTCTCCTATTTCTCACAAATCTATGCTTAAATGCGTAGAATCTTTGCATCCCCATCAGTGTGAAAAATTAAAAGTAGATAACAATGGATTTATAGATCTTGATTATTTGAATGACTGGGCTAGTCATAGAGAATATACTAAGTTATTAGTGGCTATTGATTATGCCAATTCTGAAATAGGAACTATTCAGAATGTAAAGAGGATTGTAGAAATTGTACACAAGTATAAAGGTTACGTGTATCTTGATTGCACTGGTTCAATAAGTCAGATACCTATAGATGTTAAAGCTCTTGATGTAGACATGATTGGATTTTCCGCACATAAGTTAGGAGCATTAAAGGGAACAGGTGTATTATATAGGAAATCAGGTATACATCTTAAGCCACTTATTTATGGTTCACAGGAACAAGGTTTGTTTGGCGGTACAGAAAATGTCCTTGGTATAGCTGCACTTGGTAAGGCATTAGAGAACTATGATTACTCTACTATTACATCTGAAGGTAGAAATTATATTTACAATTATGTTACGAATAACATATCCGATGCATATTTAGTTGGCGCTGATTTAAAACATAGATTGCCACATAATTTATATATGTGTTTTAAGGGTATTCAAGGAGAGTCTCTTATGACATTACTTGATATCAACAAGATACAGGTATCAACTGGATCAGCATGTACAAGTGGTGACTTAGCCCCTTCTACTACTTTGCAAGCAATTGATATAAATAAAGAAGATATTAATAGTTGTATTAGAATAACTTTCAGTGGAAATGAAACAAAAGATGAACTGGATTATGTATGTATGAAACTTAGTAGTAATGTGAAGTTATTAAGAGATTTGAATAAATAAGGAGGAAAAATTATGGATTTATCATTTTTATCAAATTATGCAATACCTATTATAGTAGGTATATGCCTTTGTGTGGGTTATGTAATTAAGAATTTAATAACAACAGATGTAATTAACAAGTATATACCATTAATAATGGCAGTATTAGGTATAGTGCTTAATATATGGCTTAATATGGCATTTACACCTGAAATATTACTTGGCGGTATGGTAAGTGGTCTTGCATCAACTGGTCTTTACGAAGCATTTAAGAACCTTATCTCTAAGAAGAATTAGAGAAAGGTCGGGTGCTTATGAATGGGAGCAATAGAAAGATTAGCTGATATAGATTATGTATTAGTAATACTTGCATTCTTTGCTGTGCTTTTTGCGGCAAAGGAAATTATAGAAATATTTAGTTATTTTAAGAAGAAATGGCGTATTAAGACTGGGATTGAACAAGACAAAGAAACATTAGAAAACCGAATAAAAACACTTGAAAAACACGATAATTGGCAGTATCAGGAAATTTTGAAAATATCTAATGGTATTGATGATATTAAAGACAATCTTGTAAAAAGAGAACTAAAAGATAAAGAAAAAACAGTTGCTACTCTTAGAGGACAATTATATGGACTACATGAAAAATTTGTAACCAAAGGGTATATTGATAAATCAGGGTTAAAAACATTTATTGAACTTGGAAAGATCTATGAAGCCGCTGGAGGCGATGATATTTATCACGACAAATTATATCCTGAAGTTATGGCTTTGCCAATTAAAGAAGATTAATTTTTATAATATCACATATTTGGTAAACTTTGCTTAACATATATTTATGTATAATACTAATATAAAATAAATTATTGGAAATACTTTATGTATATGAAGAACAAAGTTGATGAATATCGTTGTAAACAAAATATGACATTACAGCAATTATCAGAAAGAACAGGTATTTCAAGAACCACTCTTTCAAAAATTGTAAATAATCAAACAAATGATATTTTATTAAGTCATGCAATCACCTTATCTCGTGTACTTAAAGTAAATCTATATGAATTATTCTGTATACAGAAATAATGGAGGAATGTTTATGACATATTTTAATTTAATTTGCGAAGAATTATGTATAACGGGAGGAAAGGTTATATATATTGATACAAATGTTAGAACTCTTGAAGAAGTACATAAGATAGTAACTGATAATGCTGAAAAATATCCAAATGGCAAATGGGAATTATATCCTATGCAATTAGCGATGTAAATAACAATTAAATATTATTAAAAGAGTGATTTCTTCGGAAGTCACTCTTTTTATTTATAACACATTTAAAGTGTCTTTACTACTATCTAGCCATGTAGTAAGGGCATTTTTTATTTTACGGAGAGTGTGTGGCTAGACCACTCTTCTACCCTTAATCAAGAAAGGAATGAATAGTTATAGCAAAAAATATAGGCAAAATTTTTGAACAGAACTTCAAAAATTCATGCCCAGAAGATGTATTAATTTATAGACCGCCTGATGCTGCTCAATCATTTGATATGAGTTTAAAGTTAAGATTTAGTCAACATAGTCCATGTGACTTTATGATTTTTAGTGGCAATAGAAATACATTTTGGACATTGGAATTAAAAACTTTTGAAGGATCTTGTTCATTTGAACGAACCAAGGAAGATAAAGGAATTATACACTACTATCAAGTAGAATCGTTAAAGAAGTTTTCTACTTATAAAAATGTATGTAGTGGTTTTATTTTGGATTTCAGAAAAACAAGTAATACATATTTTCTTATGATAAATGAATGGGATGGATTAATAAACTCTCTTTCAAAAAAAAGTTTTAATGAAAATGATTTATTGAAATACTGCAATCCTATTCTCATTAATAAGAAAAAATTAAAAGTAAATTATCGTTATGATATCAATGGTTTTCTTAACGATACAAGATTATAAAGGAGAATAACATAATATGAACAAAACATTAAAGGTTTATCAGGTAAACAACATCTATTCAAGAATTAAGAATGTGATTGAGAATAAAGATATTGATATTAAAGCGAAATTTAAGTTCAAATTACTTAGATTATATTCAGAAGTACAGAGTATTGTAAAGGATTTTGAGATGACTAAGGATGGTCTTATAAACAAGTATGGTACAGATGTTCTTGATTCTGAGGGTAATGTAACTCAGAAGAGGGTTTCACCTGATGATAAGACATGGACAGATTTTGTCAAGGAAATTAATACTGTCGCAGAATCTGATGTTGATATAGATATTACACCTATTACTGTTGATGAGCTGTTTGAGATGGAACTTGATACAGATGCGCTCGCTGACTTAGTACCTATTGTTGTTGAGGAATAAGATATAAAGGAGATAAAAGGATTATGACAATTAAAGAATTTTGTGAAAAGTATAATAATATTGCAACTAAGCAGTTAAAGGATCAGTATATTAAAGATAATCTTGAGATTACACCTTATGTGCCATTTGTTAAGAAGGATGCGCTTATTGCTAATTTACTGAAAACAACTATGATTGATAAAGAGACAGGAAATATAAAAGTAAACTCTTCTGCTGAATATTTGTTAATGACAAGAATTTTTATTGAGAACTACACAAACCTTACTGTAGAGACTAAAGGATTCTTTGAGGAATATGATGAGTTAAAGAAATCTGGACTGTTTAATATTCTTCTTATTGGAGATGACGCTACTTATCCACTTATTCCATATGAGGAAATTGCAGAGTTTAAACATTTGTTATCAATTAAGAAATCGGATATTTTGCAGAATAAATACGAGATCCACAGCTTTATCACAGAGCAGGTGGAAAGATTTAAGGCTCTTGGCGAAGCTACTCTCACACCGCTTATGGATGTTGTTAGTAAGAAACTTGATGAGATTCCAAAGGAAGAACTGGATAAGATTATTGAGTTTGCTAAGAAGGGCGAATTTAAAGAGATATAGAAATTCAAATTTCTTTGGAGGATTTATATGATTGAAGGAATAATTTATGGACTTATTGGTGCATGGTTTCTCAGTCTATTTGGAGTTGATAATATCTTTGTAGAAGCGTTGCAGTCGTTTGTGAATTTCACATTAACAACAAGTCATTATTATTTCGTATTTGGATTTGTAGGGTTAATATACGGAATTATACATAATTATTAAATATTAGGCTCTATACGTGTCAAAGCGTATAGGGCTTTTCTTATGGAGAGTGGTTACTACTGCTCTCCTATTTTAGTTTTAGTGTAAAAATAGTGAAATTTTTGGAGGTGAGATGAATGGGATTAAATAAAGACACTATTAAATATTTGGGAAAACAGGCTCAGAAAAAAGCTTCTGAATTAGCACATGAAGCTCAACAGAGATTAACAGATGGTTACGTGTCATTTATTGATTTATATTATAGCGATTACACGCCACAACAATATGTAAGAACGCATAACTTATATAGATCTTATAACAAATTTTATAAAAATAGCCACGGTACTATTTTTTATGGTGGTGTAGAAGTAACACCTGAAAGAATGTTTGATAACTATGATCAAATCACACCTTCAGATCTTATGTCAGATTTTATTTACAATCCAAAAGGTACTTATCATGGTTGGTATAACATTCCTGCTAGTTTCAGTGTGTATAGAGAAATGCATAAGTATCATGAACGATTAAAGGATGAGTATAGAAAACGTTGCACAATTTAGAAAGGATGTGAATTATGGCAAGTTCAGATATTATCAAGATTGGTTTTGATTACAGATCCAGTCTTGCACAATTTGAAAAAGATACAAATGGTGTATTTGACGGAATTAGTTCTAAGGCTGGTAAACAGAAAATTACAATTCAGTTAGATGCAAAAGATGATAAGGTAATTGATAAAATTAAGGAATTACAGAAACTTAAATTAGATAAATTCACATTCGAGTTTGGTAATTCTGGATTAAAAGAACAGTTACAAACATTTGACAAATTAGAGAATAAGATAAATGAGATTATTAATTTATCAAAAGGAATTGGAAACTCTTCTGCTCCTATTGTTGATGTTAATAAATCGTCAAAGGAAATTGATAAACTAGAGAATAAAATCTCAGAATTAAATAAGAAATATGACGAATTACAAAAGAAATCTGCTACTGGCGGTATTTCTGGTAAAGAAGTTAATCTTGTTGACAATGATGAATTTAAGAAATTATCACAAGAAGTATCTGAATTAAAAGATCAGTTTGATGATTTAAAAACTCATATGAGTTTACTTGACGATTATACTGTTCCTACTGATAGATTCTTTGAACTTCAAACGCAAGTTGAGGCTACATCTGTCAAGGTTTCTAATTTAGTTGATGAAATGACCAGATTATCCAATGTTCAGAAAAATATTGGGGTTGAAACGAATATTTCATTGGGTGACTCTAAAGAGCAATCAACAGAAATTGACCTATATCATAATTTAGAAAAGAGAAAAGTTACATATGATGAAATAATTGATAAAATTCAAACAATCGTATCTCTTAAAGAAAAAGAAAAATCATTAAGTAAAACTTCTGATGATACGAAACTCTACCAAAATTTATATGACAAAAATGATATCAATTGGGCTGGTGATACGGAAGGTACTATTAATAGAATATCAGATAGATTAAAAGAAATTTATACAAAATATAATGGTAAAATATCTTTAATTGATGAAAATGATATTCAAGAAGCTACTTATCTGTTAGACATACTAAAAGGATCAGGTGAATCACCTAACCTAAATAAATCTCAAGAAAAGTTTTATCAGAATAAAAAATTTTCAAACGATTCATTGTTTGATAATATTCGTGTTGATTCTCAAAAAGCTGAAGAAATAGATAAAATCAACACAGAGTTGTCAGAAACATATCGTTGGTTCAATCAACTTGAGGGCGTATCTCTTAATGAAAATATAGCAAACGAAATTAAATCATTGATATCAGATATGCAAATTGGTGGAAAAACTGCTAGTGAATATGCTAATGATTTATTAAAAATATTTAATATAGAAGCTGGCTCTAATTCTGCTGTCAAACAGCAAAATAAATTACAATCTGAATTAAAAGAAACAGAATCACAAGCTGAAAAGACTGCTCAAGCTGTAAATGAATCTTCTTCTACCACTCCTGAAAAAGACTTGAAAGACGCATTTCCTGACAAAGATGTTTCTGCATCTGTAGAGTCTGCTACTAATTCCATTAAAGAAGAGAATAATGTATTAGAGCAGAATACTCAGAAAGTTAAGGAAAATACACAGGCTAAAGAACAAAATGTTAATGTAAACCTTAACAAGTATGATAAGCGGCTAGATTCTTACAATGGTAAGATTGATAAATACAAGACAACTATTGATAGATTTAATGATGGTGGTTGGACAAGTAGTACATATTTGGAAAATGTGCAAGCAGTTAAGAATGCTGTTAAAGAGTATGAAACTCTGCTCAATGAATTAAAAGGCAAAGATGCTAGTTTGGTGACAAGCAAAGATATTTCTAAATTGGATAATTATGAAAAGAAAATCAAAGATACTATCGCTACTGTTACTAATATGTCAGCTTCTGAAAAAGGATATAACTTTGTATCTGGTCAGAAAGAATTAGACAAGATTCATAAGCTTTTAGCTGAGAACGGTAATATGTCTACTGAGGCTAAAGTTAAGATTAAAGCTTACTATGCAGAAATTGAAAGTGGTAATCCTAGTATGAGTCTTGACAAGATTCATGGTGAAATCTTAAAGATTTATAATGCCGAAGTCGAAGCTGGTCGTGCTGGCAGAACTTTGTGGGATACCATGAAGAATAGCGGATTCCATCAGATTGCTGCACAGATGGCAGGTATGTTTGGTGTGTATGATGTTATTAATCTTGGAAAACAGGCTTTCAGCACTGTAAAAGAACTTGATTATGCTTTAGTTGATTTAAAGAAAACTACAGCAATGAACTCATCTGAACTTGAACAGTTTTACTATGACTCTAATGATGTTGCAAAACAAATGGGTGTAACAACCAAAGAAATCATAGATCAAGCAAGTAGTTGGAGTCGTCTTGGATACAATTCAAAACAAGCTGCTACTGAAATGGCTAAGTTAAGTTCGCAATTTGCTATAATTTCTCCTGGTATGGATACCACAACATCGCAAGAAGGACTCGTCAGCATCATGAAGGCGTGGGATATCGGATATCAAGATGTTAAATCTCAGATAATGGATGATATAAATGCACTTGGCAATGCGATGGCTGAAGACAATCAAGATATAGTAGAAGGTATGGAACGTTCCGCTGCTGCACTTGCCGCTGTTGGAACTTCTACAAAAGATGCTTTTGCTTTATTTTCAGGTATACAAGAAGTCCTTCAGAACTCAGAAAAAAGTGGCACGTCCCTCAGAAGCGTTGCTTTAAGACTACGTTCTTTCGATGAATCTACAGAAGAATACTCTTCTGATTTAGCAAATATTACAGGTGAATTAGCTGATTTAACAAAAACTGCTGAACATGCCCAAGGCGTATCTGTTTTTAAACCTGGTTCTACAACAGAGTTTAAGAGTTTAGTAGATTATTTTAGAGAAATTGCCGACATCTGGGATGAGATGTCACAAAAACAGCAAAATGATTTCCTTCTTAAAGCTTTTGGTCGTACACAGGCTCAAGCTGGTGCTGCTCTTATTCAGAACTTTAAAGGTGTTGAGAAAGCCCTTGATGTTATGGATAATGCTGCTGGCAGTGCAGACAAAGAAATGGAAACAGCAAAACAGTCAATTACCTACAAGCTTAATGAATTAAAACAAACTTGGGTTGGAACTGTTCAGGATATTGCAGATCGTGGTGATATAAATATAGTTATAGATGGATTAACAAAATTATCAGAAGCACTTGGTTGGGTAATTGATAAAATGCATCTAATACCAACACTTACAATAGGTGGTGGTTTAACAGCCTTTATTAAGAATTTTGATTAGGTTTTCAAACCTTACACAAAAACTCTCTCCAACAGTTTTTAGTTGGTCAATCATAGATAAGAGAATAACATAATGGCGTTACAATCAAATCTATGGATACATGGGATTCTTAATATAAACTCTGCAAACACTTTAGCGGAGTATAAACTATTACATGGAGGAATAAATGCTTGAATGCTTGGTAGCTTAACAAACTACCCACGGATCACATAACAAACCGTAATCCATATAGTTATATTGGATGAGGTTACGAAAGTAGAAAAAATTGTATATGTGGATATATGAGAATATCAAGGAGACTTGATAGGTGTCTAAGTATCATTAACAACGGGCAACGAGCAGGACGGTACTCTACATTTATAATGTTGACCATATATAGAAATGAAAGGTCATATATAGAGAATAACTATATAAGAGAGCAATCCCCAACGACATACCCATCCTCTAAGTGAGTCATCGCCTTAAGTATGACATTCGCTTATAATGCATAGTGTACATTGCGATTTCGGAATTCAGTAATGTATTTGAGTGTGTGTTTAACTCAACTAGAAAATTCCAAAAAATAACTTATAAAAAGAGAATAATAAAATAGGACTGTCGTGAGACAGCCCTACCAATGGAATAAAAGGAAATATGAATACAGCATATAGGAGAAAATATTAAAATTTTTTGCTCTTAGAGAACATTTGGGTTATATATTTAACTTTCTTATCAGAGAGTTCGTTATGTCTACAGATAAGAACTATTGAAATGAATTCATATGTCAACCAGATAAAGTAACATATGCCTCCACAACCCATAAGTTTTAAAATGGCTATAATAATATCAACCATTATTATAATTTCACCTCCCTTCTCTATAGAATAGAAATATAAATTAGGGAAATATGCGCCCAGAAAGGGCAGATTCATTTTTCCGAATGCCATAAATATAGACATTGGGACAACCTTCGGTTATAGAGTGTTATGGCACACATCTATGTTGTTTCTCCAATGTCTATATTTTACCATTGTACAAAATTAAATACAATTCAGAACAGTAGTTTGTATTCTATAAGCCAATGTGTTTCGATATATATTCTTTTCTTTCGACTTCATTCATTGAGAAGAATTCTTCAAAGTCAATATCGAGTTTTATACAATCACAATTACATACTCGACATACATTTGTAAGATAATGTGTATATGTAACTCTGTGACAATTTGGACAATAATGAATTTTTAGCATAATTGACTACTCTTTTATTATATCTATTTATTTGGACGGAATAACCTAAATTATTATGATGTGAGGTAAAAAATAATGACAAATTTAAATATTAAAATTAAAATCAACGAATTAGAGGAATTAAAACCAGCTATTGAATATATAAAGGCTCTTGATCTTAATAAAATACCCGAACTCAATACAGAAGTGATAATTGAATTCGGGTATGGTAATTAATTTTCTTTTACTACTTCTATAACTGAAATTTCTGACCTAGCGATGGTAAATGCATTATTCTCAGAATATAAATGCAAATCATATCCCGTAGAGTATTGATGATTGAATATTTCATCACCTTCAAGAGTATGTTCGGATATACCCTTATGTCCATAATATACTTTTTTGATATGTTCATACTCTTGAACTTTACCATCTTTGTTTTTAATTTTAAATGTGTACATTGTGATACTCCTCCGTAATTTGATAACACCATCATACTACTTTGAGGAATATTTTACCATTCGGAACATATGTTTACCAAGTATAACCGCAGTTACCACACTTAAATGTCTTGTTAATCTTCTTACTAAAGATACCGAAAGCCCATATTGATGCCCCACGTTCTACTCCACCTATCTTTTTAATGTTTGTACTTCCACAAGTCGGACATTTAGGTTTATTTAGTAATTCTTGTGCTTGGGCGTTGGCTTGAGCGATTTGCTGTGGGGTAAGGTCGGGGAAAAATGGGTTGGTTTTTTTTGAACCATAATCTTTTTTTAATTCATACCATATCTTAATTACATCTTCATAAGAAGAATTTGTGAGTTTTTGAATAAATTCAATTCCATCTTGATCTAATTCTCCTGCAATATCAACAAGAATTTCTGTACAATTAGAATTTCCTAATTTTATTTCATTATAAATATATTTTTTTGCTTCTTCGTAATTCATAATACCTCCTACTTATTGTAAAATTATATTTTTATTATTATAATTTATTTATAATTATTATGCAAGCAACTAAAGACTGTTGGAGAGTCTGTCTCTGCTTTGAGTAATCTAAATGAATTATTAAATAATTCTAATATTGCTAATAATAAAAATTTAACAAAAGAAATTGTTGCGTGTTTTTCTGATTATTCTAAAGAAGCAACAAAAATGGCTTTAAGTCAAAGTCAACTTAACGCCACACAAATAAAAGCTGTTTTGGTTTCAAAGGGACTTCAAGGGAGTTTATTAAAAACTACTACTGCTGAACTTGCTAATGCTACTGCTACTAATGCCGTAGCTGTTACCGAAGGTACTGCTACTACTGCCACTGTTGGATTTGGTACGGCTATCAAAGGTCTTGGTGCATCATTAAAAGCACTTGCAGTTGCACACCCTGTATTACTTACTATAACAGTAACTTTAGGTGCTATTGCAGGAGCAGTTAAGATAGTAGATGCGTTAACAACATCTATGAAAGAACAGCGTGAAGCATTTGAAAATGCACAACAGGACTATACGGATGCATGTACAAAGCTTGATGAATTAAAAACTAAGCTATCAGAGACTACGAGTAGAATAGCTGAATTAATTGAAAAGTCTAATAATGGTACTATTACATTAGTAGAACAGTCTGAACTTGATAAGTTGAAACTCACTAATGAAGAGTTAAGACTTATGATACAGAATCAGGAAGAGGTTAAAAAGCAGAAAGCAAAGGAAGCCTCTGACGAAGCATATAAAACATACACAAGAGAAAATCGCATGGAAACTGACGATACTGCTAGTAAACAGGAACAGTATTATCAAGCATCATCTGATGCAGATGGTTTCCACGTTGGCTCATTTTTAGACAGAGCGAGTGAATTATCTGATTTTGATTATGCTATTAAAGCTAATGAACAGAAATTAGAGGAATTTCAGAAACAAAGCGAAGAATTACAGGCACAATTAAATGCCACTTCTGATGAAAGTCTTAAAGCTCAATACCAACATAGTATTGACCTCAATAATAATCTTATTTCTAATTATACAAATTCCAATGAAAAGTTAAAAGAATCTGCTGAAAAGATGGCAGAAGAAACCTTCTCTGATAAGATAGAGAAGTATGAAGCATTCAAACAGACATTGATGAACTCTATGAATTCTGATGGTACATTTGACAATCCACAATATCAAGCTATGTGGGATGATATGCAGAAGAAGGAAATGGACTTATACCGATATACTGGTAGGTCTGCTGAATGGAATACAGTTAAACTAGATTCTATTATAGATGATAAAAGTTATCAGACAATAGTTGATAAGCTTAAAACAGCACTTAATGAAGGTACTCTTACTGAGGATGATATTAAGGGGATTGATGTTCTTAATGATAAGCTGAATGATACTGATTTAATCTTAGAAGATGGACAATCAGCAGCAGATGTATTTATTAAGTATCTTAATAAGCTTAAAGAAACTGGAACTGATGCTGCACAATCTATATCTGGTGCATTTACTGACTTAACTTCTCTTCTCACAGAATCAGATGATAAGTCACAAACAGCCAATCTTGCAGACCTTCAATCAGAAGCAGACCTATTATCTACAATCCAAAAAGAATTAGATGATAATGGACGTATAGGTGTATCATCTATGCAAAGCATTATCAAGAAATATCCGGAAGCAAAGGCAGCACTTTCGGATTATATGCAAGGCATAATATCTGAACAAGAGTTATTTTCACAGCTTGAAACTATCTATGAGAATGACAAAAATCAGTACATACAATCTGTAGTAGATAAGTCACAGACTGATGAAGAATTCTTCAATGCAGTTATGACTAATTACCCAGAGTTATATAATGAACTTCAAACTCTATATGGTGATGATGTTGATAACTGGTCGAATATGGAAAAAGCCAAGCTGGAAATTACTAATAAAGCCATTAAGGAATTAGCAGGTGTCTGGTCTGACTATTTCAAAGTTGTTCAGGATGCAAATGGTAAATTGATGGTACAGACAACTGGTTGGTATGATGCAGGTATGTATTCGGCAGATCCAGATGAAGTAGAAGCTATGGATGAAGAATACAACAATATGTACAACCATTTCCAAAGTATTGTTGATGGTGCTAATGCTGCAGTAGATGCTTTAGATAATTATAGCTTTAAACAGGTTAGTTCAAGTATCAACCTTGATTGGAAAGGGTTGGGTAAAGATTCCTCATCTTCATCTAGTGGAAGTGATTCATCTTCATCATCTGAGCCATCGCCACAGGACTTCAACTGGGTAGAACGTCTCTTATCCAAAATTTCCAAAGCATATGACCGTTTAAAGAATAAAGTATCTGATACAACACGTACATGGCTTAATCGTAATAATGCCCTCTCCGATTCAATGGAAACATTGTTATCAGAGATTAACGCACAATCAGATGCTTATGATTTTTATATGGATAGATTTAATTCATATGACTTAAGCGATTATTACAAAGATCAGATTGCAAATGGCTCATTTAATATAGAAACTGTCTATGATGAAAATCTTAAGGATGCAATTTCAGATTGCCAGGATTTATATGATAAGGCACAAGATGCTGCTGATTCTGTACAGTCATTAAACATTGAGATAAGACAGCTTGCTAAGAGTAGGTTTGATAATATTCAATCACAGTTTGAAGAAGTTCTTGGGAAAGTAAATTCTATTAAGGATTTATATAGCAAGGATAATGACCTCTTAGAAGAACAGGGTTGGTTTGCTTCTACTCTGCTTAATAATTCTATGATTGAACAAGAACAGAAGAATCTTGTAAAGCTTGAACAGGAAAGAGACGCACTTACAAAGGCACTTAATTCTGCTATGGCATCAGGTAAGATTGAAGCTGAATCTGAGGATTGGTATTCTATGCAGTCTGCTATAGATGATTGTACTTCAAGTATATATGATGCTAAAAAGGCATTAGTTGAGTATGATAATGCTATAAGACAGATTAATTGGGATGCTTTCGATAGGACTAGAGATGATGTCAGCAATCTTATAGACGAAACTCAGTTCCTTGTTGACTTACTAAAGGATGAAGATATTACAGATGATAATGGTAATATGAATGACAATGGTAAGGCTGCGCAGGCGTTAATTGCACAGAAGTATCAATTATATCTTAATCAGGCTAAAGCTTATAAGGATGAGATACTTAAGATTAATGAAGAGTTAACTAATGATCCTTATGATAAGGAGTTGCTTGATAGAAAGCAGGAACTCATTAAGGCACAACAGGATGCTATAAATTCAAGTATATCTGAAAAAGAAGCCCTTAAGGATTTAGTTCAAGAAGGTTATGATACATTTCTTGATAAACTTGATGAAGTTATCCAAAAGTATAAAGACCTTATGAGTCAACAAAAGGATGCTTATGATTACGAGAAATCTATCGCAGAAAAGACAAAAGCTCTTAATGCTTTAGAAAAACAATATTCTGCCGTTCAAGGAGATAATTCTGAGGAAGGTAAGAAGAATATTCAGCAGCTTAAAGACCAAATCAATACTGCAAAAGATGATTTGAAAGATACTGAGTATGAAAAGCTTATAAGCGATACTCAAGCTATTTTAGATAATCTTGCCGATACTACAAAAACGTGGCTCGATGGGCGACTTGATTCGTTTGATATAACTATGCAGGAAATTATTGACCAGTCTAATGAAAATGCTTCTAATATCTCACAGACTATTACATCTACTGCTGAGAATTATGGTTATAAGCTTAGTGAATCTATGTCTTCTATATGGAGTACAAATGCCAATAATATAACAAATGGTATTAATAGTGTATTAGGTGACTTTAGCAACAAGTTTGTTGAAGGCAACAATGCTATTAATAAGGTTTGTGGTGATATTAATGCTGCTGTACAAGGTTTATTGAAGAATAGTAATGATGAAGCACAAAGAGTTGCTGATGAGATTGCAAGACAGCAGGCAGAACAGAATGCTAATACCGATGGTGGTTATTCTGATGGCGGTGGTTCATCTGGTGGTGGTGATGATTGGTCTGATAATTGGGATAACTCTGATAGTGGCTCATCTGATGATGGTGGCTCTGATGGAGTTAATTGGATATATGAGGAGGATTCATATCCAAAAGATTTATTGGATATAGAAAATTCAATAGTTGACCGCTTGAAATACAACTCGATTGCAAGTAGTTTTGGTGCAAGGGCTGGTTATTATGAACAAATAACAGGCGATAGTGATTATTACGGCACAGCGGATCAGAATATTCTTTTATTAGATTATCTTAAGTCTCACGGACTAAAGAAAGGCTCTAAATCTGCCCATGGTGGTCTTACTCTTACAGATGAAGATGGTCTTGGTTCAGAAGTTATTGTTACAAAATATGGTACTCTTCGTCAGCTTGAAGCAGGTGATACTGTATTTAGTAAGGAACAGGTTCAGAAGTTATGGGATATGTCTAAGGGTATTACAGCTCTTACTCCTAACATGGGATTGAATAATATCACTACTAAGTTGCCAGATATTCCTGCTAATTCAAAGAGTATGACAAATAAGGTTGATGTAGAATTTGGAGATGTCACATTATCATTACCTAATGTTAAAAATTATGAAGATTTTATGAAACAGATGGTAAGTGATAAGAGGTTTTTAAAAGCAGTACAGGAAGGTACATTGGGTCAAGTGTTAGGACGTAATTCACTTAATATGTTGACATTTAGATAAGGTTTATGGGCGTACTAGCTTTATGTTGGTATGCCCTTATATTGATTAATAAATCAGATTTACAAATATATGTTCTTGTAGTATTCTGTCGATTATTGGTATATAATATTGTATTGTATATTGATAATTGGGGGATATATTATGAGTATAATACAAGCTGTAATAACAGATAATTTTTGTTTAATGTCAGGCGATAGTCGTGCAACATATAGTAACAATAATACGTGTAAAAGTTGTTTTAATAAGGTGATTAAATTAAATAATCAAATATTATTCGGGGTTACGGGAAATCCAATACATTGTTTTAAATTATTTGATGGCTATTGTTTTTATGATACAAAAAAGGGATTTGTAAATTCAGATAAAGAGTTTGATGATCTATCCTATATAGAATTTATAGGTATTATTACATCCAAATTTTATAAAATGCTTAAAGAACATATAGAAGGAATTAGCAAATATGAATTGGGTGTTATAATATGTGGATATAATGGTAAACGATTTGAAATAACAAGTTTTTCTATTGGTTCTAAATTTGGAGTTCCCAATGGAATAAATGTAATACATAAAGCAGATGATTTTCCATATAAATGTGCAATGATAGGATTATCAAAACATATTAATAAATTCGAGATTTTAACAAATGAATTACATGAAAAATATTTATCTGAAAATTTTTCAATTAGACAATTTAAAAATATAATGCAAGAAGTGGTGGATGATGGTTCGAAATTTGATTATACAATAGATAATAAATTAAATTTTGAAACCATTAGGAAATTAAATAAAAATGATGATATTATTTTCAAATGATTATTGGATGGGGTGTAAAACAAATACATATAATTTAGAACGTATGCGATATGATTTATTCATTAAAAAATATCCTGTTTTTAAAGATATATTAATAATTATTAGAAAAATTAATTTTAATATAAAAATATATTCTGAAAACATTGTAAATAAATTATATATTTAGAAAATAAAGCATAAATAACCTCCCCTGCTCTTTTCAATTACAACTAAATACAAAACACACAAAGACACATTAGTTTAGGCTAGTGTGTCTTTTATTATGTTAGAAATTATTAAGAATATTAAGAATATTAAAATTAAGGATAGATTGGAGAAAATAGGATGTCAAATAAGTTGGTTAAGAGTAAAAGTAATATGGAAAAGAAGCTGGAATATTATGAAAGACATTGCGCTCTACTGGAAAAGGAAAATGAAGACTTGAAACAGCAAATTATTGACAATGAAATCGGTCTTTCAATCGTTAAAGAAAATGCCTCTGAGTCTTATGATAATCTCTCTATTTTAATTAAAAAAGCAAAAACAGCTAAAAATGTATACGAAATGTTATGTATAAAATATAATGACCGAATTAAGGTTTTAGATGAGCAAAAAGCCGAAGCAGATAAAGCTAAAAAAGAATATACAAAAAAAATGCAAGAGTTTGAAAAGCAATACCAGAAAATGCTTGATAATTTATTAAAAAAATAAAATATTAAAAAGGATGGTGAAAATATGTTTACTGATTTCCAATATGGTGATGAGCTGGCTAGTGATTATGGCTTATATGTAGTTAAATTTGATTCTTCTTCTGGTGGTAGTGAAACCATTTCCTCTGGCTCTACTCTAACATTTAACACTGTTAAATCAGTCGGACAAGATATTTCTGAATTATATGGAAGTACATATGATGAAGACTACTCTTTCACTATTCAATTATGTCGACTAGACAATCATTGTAATCCTATTCCTCTTATGCCAGAAGAATATGGAGCGATAAACAGATGGCTAAATAGAAAGACTTTTGATCAATTTAAAATAAATAAAAAAGGCTACGAAAATATAAGGTTTTATGGCACATTCAATGTTCAAGCTGTGAAAATTAATGATGATATATATGGAATTGAATGTGTATTTACTTCTAATGCACCTTATGGTTTTGCTAAAGAAAGAACTCATACTTTTTCCAATGTAAAATCTTTTTATATATATGATGATTCAGATGAGGTTGGAGAAATATATCCTTATACGATTATAACTTGCAATGAAGCAGGTAATCTTACTATTACTAACTCAGCAGATAACGAATTATGTATTATCAATAATTGTATAAAGGGTGAAGTAATCACTATTGATAATCAACATCGAATAATTACATCTGATAAACTTGCTCACAACATAGCAAATGACTTTAATTATAATTTTATTAAATTAATAAACACATATAAGAATAGGGATAACTACTACTCTTCTACACTTAATATAAATGTAACTATGAGTTATTCTCCTGTTAGAAAGGTAGGAATTTAATTAATGAAAATCAATGTAAGAAATTTACTTAGAATGCAAAAAACTGGTCAAACAATTAGACCATTGCACATCATTTTAGGTAACAGAAATCTTGAAAAATTCGGTGAAATAGTTAATATTCCTGCCGACTCTATAACATATCATCCCCAATTTAATGCAGTTGATGAATTGTCTTTTAGCGTATATAAAGAAAGAAACGGTGAAATTGAGAATCTTTGGGATAAAATTATTGATTTTAAAACTGTATACGTCAAGGAACACAACGAATGGTTTGAAATCACAGTAAGTATTGATGAATCAGAAATAAATACAAAAAAGCTTGTAACGGCTAAATCATTGTGCGAGGCTGAACTTGGACAGGTAATTTTACATGATGTTGAAATTAATACAGAAGCTGATATTGCTCGTGAAGAGTATACAGAACCAACTATATTCTATAATTCTAGTAAGAAAAATTGTTCATTGTTAAATAGAATTTTTGAAAAAGTCCCTGGATATACTATTGCCCACGTTGATGAAACTCTTTTAAATATTCAACGTTCCTTCAGTGTGGATAATACAAGTATATATGACTTCTTAACAACTACTCTTTCTCAGGAAATCGGTTGTATATTTTTATTTGATTCAAATACAAGAAGTGTCTATGTATACGATATGGAAACTTGTTGCTTAAGTTGCGATTATAGAAGCGAGGATTCATTTACTGTTTGTCCTGAATGTGGAGAAACAATTATACATGAACCATATGGAAAAGATACCTCAATCTACATAGATAAAGATAATCTTGGTTCTGACATTCAGTTAACTTCTGAAACAGACAATATTAAGAATTGTTTTAGAGTCATTGGTGGAGACGATTTAATCAATGCAACTTTAAAGAATATTAACCCTAACGGCAGCAATTATATTTACTATTTCAATCAAGATACTTTATCGGATATGCCAGATGAGTTGCAAGATAAAATAAGATCTTATGATAAACTTGTTAATGAATATACTAGCAATAAATCATTTTCTTTAGAAGCTTCTCTTGTAAATCAATATAATGATATTATTGAATATATCAAGAAATATTATCCTGATACCACATATTCTTCTATTCAACAACAATATAATGGTTGGAGTAATATAACATCTGTGTATTATAATATTATTGATTTATACTCGTATCTTAATAATTCTATGATGCCAACTTGGAAACAACAAGATAAAACAGCAGCATCTCAGTTGGATTTACTTACTCCTTCTAATTTATCTCCTGTGGCGGTAACGGATGTAAGTAAAATATCTGTTTATACTGCTAACAACGCAGTTCTTGCAATGGCGAAAGCAATTATTGATACATCTATTTATAAGGTTGAAATTCTTGAAGGTTCAACCCTTAAATCTCAAACATGGACAGGTCGGTTCAAATTAACAAGTTATTCAGATAGCGATGATACAGCAGAAATGAAAACTGCAATAAGTATTGAAATTAATGATGATTATATTGCTTATGTTAATCAACAGGTTGACAAGGCTATGGGGAAAGTAAATGATCAGGGATTACAAGAAATATATAAAATTGAATCATTAGATGCATTTAAAATAGCAATACATAAGTATTCCACACAAAGGTTAACTTCTTATCAATCTGCTTATCAAACAGCAATCAATGTTTTAACAGAACAGGGTGTTGCCTCTGAATCTTCTAACTTACATGATTCTATCTATATCCCATATTATGAACGTTTTATCGCATTAGAGAGTGAATTATCTTACAGGAATTCCCAATTAGATACAACCACAGGTCTTAAGAAATACATTGAGGATTTAATATCCAATACCCATAATGAGCTTGATTTTGAATCGTATATAGGTGAAAAATATTGGAAGTTATTTACTTATTATAGACGTGAAGATGATTATAATAATGACAATTACATATCTGATGGACTAACTAATACTGAATTAATTGACAAGGCAAATGAATTATTGGTGGTTGCAAAGAAGGAATTAGTTAAATCTGGCGAGAAGCAATTCACTATTTCGGGAACATTACAAAACCTCCTTCTGTTAACAGATAAGGACGGAAATAGAATTTTCGAACCTATTCTTGACGATTTTACCATTGGTAATTTCATAAGAACCAAAATTGATGGGAAAATTTATGTAATGAGATTGGCAGATATTTCTATATCTTATGGTGATTTAAGCAAATTATCAGTTACATTTTCGGACGCATATAGATACGGAAGTTCAAATGTTAATATAGTTAAAGACATTCTTGCAAAATCTCAGTCTATGGCGACAAGCTACTCTTCTACTATCAAACAAGCTTCTCAAGGAGAGAAAGCTAATTTAACATTTGAAAAGTTACAAAAAGATGGATTAGACTCTGCTTTATATAGTGTTCATAATACTAATTCGACTGCGATATTTGATGAACACGGAATCCTTATTAGAAGTTATGATGATGTGATTGATGATTATAAAGATGAACAGGCACGAATTAATGTTAATGAATTTGTTTATACAACAGATAGATGGAGAACTGCTGTTACAGCCTTGGGTAAACAAAAATATACTCTCAATGGTACTATGTATGAGAAGTATGGCTTAAATACAGACTTTGTTATATCAGGTCTTATTATCGCAGGTGATATATATTCTGCTAATTACACAACAGATTCAAGGGGTATATGTACTGCTGGAACACATTTCAATTTGGCAACTGGTGATTGCAATATTGGTGGAGATACTTTTTCTTATAACGCCACAAATAAAAAATTACAAATAAAAAATGTTGATATTGAGTGGTCTACAACAACTTCTCCTGATATATCTGATGTGAATGGTTTGTCAGATAAGATCAACTCAATAAATAATTCTATTGCAGATAATTCTAAAACGATCACCTCTGTCAATCAAACCGCAGGAAAAATCAATTGGTTAGTTGCTTCGGGTAATTCTCAAGCAAGTATGACCTTAACTAACAAGTTATATGAATTGATGGCAGACAATATCAATTTAAAAGGTAAAGTAACATTTGAATGTCTTGACAGCTCTGCTCAAAGTAAAATAAATACTGCTCAAAAAACAGCAGATGATATTGCCTCTAATATTTATAAAGCTAACACTACAACCATTGATGGTGGGAAAATAGCAACTAACACTATAACTGCTAATGCAATCTCCATCGATGACCTAGTTGCTCTTAAAGCTACTATTGGTGGTTGGAATATTAATAATGAAGCTATTTATCATGATCAAGATAATTACAGAGTATATCTCCAGAAAGCCACATCGCCTGACACTTGGACGTTTTCTTGTCAACAAAAAAAAGATGGTGTATATTATGCAAATTTCTACATTAAACAAAATGGTGAAATGTATGCTTCTAATGCCAGAATAACAGGTGAAATCAACGCTACGAAATTAACTGCCTCTGGTTATGGTTGGTCAGGTGATTCAACGTATAAAATGGTGGCGAGTATTATTGGTGGAGAAATGAAAATAAACAATGAAACAGATGGCTCATATTTCAGCGTTCAAGGTCATGGAATCTTCGCAAAAAATAACAGAGGATTTAATACATTAACTCTTTGTTCTAATTCTACAAAAGGCGATGGAGATGGAATGACAATCACAGGTGAGGCAGGTACTGAAGTACAAGTTCTTAGAGATGGAATATGGATGTATCATATGCCAAATAGGACTGCAATGACTTGGATTGGGAAAGGTGAAATAAGTATTGATACCGAAGGAACTAGAAGTTTTAGTGACGCTGCTCTATCAGTGTTTGGTAATATTAAAGCAACAGGAATTTACTGTATGCACGGAACAGAACAAAGAAAAATGGCAGTTGTATTAAATAGATTAGAAGCCAGTAATTCAGATATATCTATGTCTTGGGATGGACAATTTCTTCGATTCTGGGTGGATGATACCGTTATCAATACATGGGATAATGACAACAAAACTTGGTGTTAGAAGAATACCATTAATTTTTAAGAAGGGAGAATTATTGTAAATGAGTACACAACAAACTACAGCAAAAATAACTCTTGATTTGTATACAAAAAATGTAGTTTCTGTAAACGCAAAACAATATGATAATCAGACACGTTATATTGAGATAACTTGTGTTGAAAATGGAATTGTATTTACAGTTGACAAATCAATAATGAGTGCATTTATTCGTTTTAAAAAACCTGATGATAATGGTGTTTTTAATGAAGTTGAAATTACTTCCGATGGAAAGCTTAAAATAGAATTAACAGAACAAATGCTCTCAGCATCAGGTAGAGCTATTGCAGATATTTTTCTTTTAAGAAAAGTTTTTACATCCGAAGAAAAACCAACGAATATTAATGATATATATAAAATTAATGCACCTATCATATCTATAATGGATTTCTATATAAATATCACTCCCACGGCTCTTGATCATTCTCAAATAGAATCTTCATACGAGTTCAATGCTTTAACTAACGCTCTTGCACAGATAGATTTTAACAACAAGAAGGTCGTTGAATTAGATAAGACTTTAACTGCAAACGAAGATGTACGAAAGCAAAATGAAACAGAAAGAAAATCTAATGAAGAGTCGAGAATTAACTCTGAACAAAAAAGAGTAAATGAAGAAGATAAAAGACAAAAAGCCGAAGATGCTAGAATTACAAATGAAAACACAAGAATTTCAAACGAGAATACAAGACAAGCACAAGAGACTAAAAGACAAACAGATACTGCGACAGCTATAACCAATGCAAACGCAGCAGCTAAAAATGCAAACGATAAAGCAAATGATTTGCAAAATAAATTAGATAATCATCATTTTGTTCTTACTAACGAACTTGAAGATAGCGTATCTTCTACTTCTACAGTTCACGCTCCTACTGCCAATGCTGTAAAAACAGCTTATGATAAAGCCGCATCAGTTGAAAATACGGTGAATTCAAATAAAAGTAATTGGAACGATAAATACACAAAGAATGAAATCGACAACAAATTTTCCGCTTTAGAGAATAACATTGATTGGAAAGAAGCTGTCGCTACTTTTGCAGATATAACTAAGACATATCCTAAACCTGAAGACGGATGGACGGTTAATGTAAAAGATACTGACTATACTTATCGTTACAGTGGTACATCATGGGTTGCTATTTCGGCAAATGCAATTCCAAAAGCTACACAATCTGTTGATGGTTTACTATCTAAAGAAGATAAAACAAACTATGATGATGCTAATTCTAAGAAGCATACTCACAACAACAAGACTATATTAGATAAGATTGTAAGTGACCCTCTTCTATTGACTGGTGGCACAATGACTGGAAGAATTATCAGAGAAGGTGGTAGCTCTTGGATAAGAGATAGAGAAAATGTAGCTGTTTTTGGCAGTAGATCTTCTTTAGATAGCTACAACACTGTTGTTGGACAAAAAACTCCAAATGGTGCTTGGACTATTGGTAATTTAACCACAAAAGAAGATCTTGTGTTTAATTATACTACCGATGCGAATTTTAATGGAAAAGTCAACAAGTCTGCTCCAATCTATCTTCCCGTTGCTTCTTCTAAAAGTGGAAGTACAATTATAACTACAGATACCATCTCTGAACAAAGTGTTAAATTTGCAACATCCTCGAATAGTGCAACTAAATTAACTTCTTCTGCTGGATCTTCTATTAACCCTATTTATTTTGAAAATGGTGTGCCAAAAGAATGCTCTATTCCACTTGGGGGCACAACTTTAAGCATAGCAAAAGAAATAAATTTAACTGATTCTAAATATAATGAAGATACTTGGTACCCAGTTGTGGCTACTGTATTAATTCCGAGGGGTGGAATGTATCGTCTAAAGTGTGCCGCACAGCTAGATGGTAATTGTATGCCAAATTGGAGTAATCACACTTATAAAAATGGCTTTACTGCTATTCTTGATTTGTTAACCATTCAAAGTGGATATGGAACGACTGATGCAAATGAAATTGTTTTAAGCTATCAACAAAAATTCATCTCTGACTCCAAAAATCCAATTGGTTACAAACAGTTGATCAACTCATCTAAACCTGTTTTGTGGTTGCGAGGTGGTGGTATATATCAAATATACTCTGAGTGGAACACTGAGTGGACGATACTAACAGAATCTACAACTATAACAAATGAAACCATTTCACCAACGACAACTCCTCCTGGAATAGTTTTTAAGAAAAAATCTGATATATATGCTAATCTTCAGGGAAGTTCTACTTATCTTAATGGGTATCAAGGCTCAATCCCAAATACGGCTAACACATATGTTCTTAGAGATAAAAACAGATATGTAAATCTTAATTATATTAACTCTGATACAGCCAAAAACGAAAATGTTGCGATATCACAGGTTATCGTCACAAATGATTCTGATAATTATTATAGGAAAACAAGTCTTGCTCATCTTAAAACAAGTTTAGGATTGATGCCACCAGAGGCTAATAGCAATAATTATATAAAAGTATATAATGATTATACTGCTAATAAAGGTAAAAATAATGATAAAACCGCCAATGATATTGCCAATGCAGGATTTGCCGTAGGAATGATCCGAGGAGCTACTTCTAATCCTCTTGGTAATAAGCAAGCGTGGTTTCACATTATTAATATGGGCTGGGATACAAGAACAACTAACAGTGCTGGGTTGTGGACATCGCAGCTCGCATTTGGTACAGAAGCAGGTTCTGGTATGTATTATAGAACAACTAATTCAGGTGCACAGATTTCTACAATTGGATGGGCAAGAGTATTAGACAGTTCTTGCTACAAATCTTATTGTCCACCAACTTCACACGCTAGTTCCGCTGTTACTTATGGTAAGTCAACTTCAACTAATTATGGTCATACCAAGCTAAGCGATACTTACACTTCTGCTGTAGGTACTGCCGATTCAGGAATAGCACCTTCTCAGACTGCACTTTATAACGTCTATAAGAAAATACCTAAATTTTCATTATCTGGTACTACACTAACTATTACTACTACTTAGGAGGTGAATATTATATGAGTTTATCTTATAATAATACAGACATTAAAAATATCACATATAATGGAATTGATCTTACTAAGGTAATATACAACGGTGTTGTTGTCTGGGAGAAAGCCCCAGCAGTGTATGATTATAGCGATTTCGGCACGTTCTTAGGGTTGTATGGAACTACACATTTTCTATTTAGACAAAAAAATTCGAATATGATTGACGTAGTAAATATATCTACTTTTAGAAATGAAGGTGAGTTTAACCAATTTGACTTTAAATATGGTGCCGAAAACGAATTCGAGGCAATAAAAAGCGGTGCTTTGTATTGTAATCAGTATAACGGCAGTTATTCTGTGAACGAATTAATGCAATGGACTATTAAAGGTATTTGTAATGCAAACAGCAGCACTCCAGGAACTACAATAAGCCTTCCATTAGGAAAAGATACGGCGAACACAATTGAACTCAATTATATGGAAATAGGCGGACTTGATTTTAACACTTTGTATTGTGATATGTACGCAATAAATTATGCAACAAATAAATTGGTATTAAATATGCATGCAGATTACTGCGTTAAAAATGATACTGGTACAGACACTTGGGAAAATTCCTACACTAATGTATTTATAATAGAAATACCTATTATTAACGAAACAGGGTTAGATTCTAACAAAAGTACAATTATTAAAAACTTTTATAATTATTACACAATTGAAGAACCAAACAGTTATGAAGATTATGGCGAAGATTGGTATTATAATACTTACACACAAGATTTGTATGAGATATGTTATCATGAAGATAATGATGGTGAAATAGTTGAATTTTTTACAATTAACAATAAAAATATTGATAAATGGTGCGGACTATCTGCCACACAAATATCTGATTCTAATATAATAAGATGTGCTAATTTTAGTTTTAAAGATATTGATGCTACCTTATCTATTCCTCACGCCACCTTAAAGGGTTCATTAAATGTATATGTTTTTAACAAAAATAAATTAGTTAAATCTACGCTGACAGATAATGACCTATTTGCAGCAGGAATAACAACTAACTTATCTGTAAAATATAACGGAGAAGATGTATATATTGCAAATACAACTAAGAAGATAATTAAAAAGCTGAAATTCAATCCAAACACATTTGAGGTAACACTATAAATATAAAGGAGAAAGGATTT